TCTTGCGGAAGACGCGGAGCTGAGCGCGATATGGGTTCTCCTGATCGGCCCACCCATCCAGAGTCCGCTTGGCCTCCTGCAGACGAGCCGACGCCTCGGCGTGCTCCGGTGTCAGATAGTTGACCCTCTCCTGCGCCGAGCAGCTCTTGTCGTCGAACTTCCCCTCGCTCTCCGTCAGTCGATCGATCCTACTCTCGAGTTTCTTGGTAGCTATCCTCTCCTTCTTGGAAGTCGAGACCACAGTCTTCTTCTTCAGGTCGCCGATCCGCTGCACCAGCTCCAGACAGTGCTCCTTGATATCACTGGCACGAACTTTCTGGCCGCACATGGGGCAGACGCGTGCCTCGGATAGATCGTGCAGCTCCCCCTCCAGCCGACCCATCTCCACCTCGGCCTGCTCGGCCTCCGCCACCCGCCCCTGTCTCTCGCGCTCCTTCTTCTGTAGCCTACCCACAAACCTCGCCAGGTCTGCCCTCACTAGACGCAGCTCTACCACGGCCCCGTCGTACTCGACACTGGCCGTGCCTAAGTCAGTACGCAGCTTCTCCACCCTGGGACCGAGCTCGCGGATCTCATCCTCGACAGTGTCCAAGTTCCCCTGACGCTCCTCCTCCCACTCCCTGGACTGCTTCTTCAGACTTCGACTGTTCTCCCTGTACGCGTCCACCAGAGACTGGGCCGTCGTCAGGTCTGCCTGCGTGTCCACCCCTCTCTGTGTCAGACCCTGCACCTCCACCGACGCTACCCGAGAGCGCTCCTCCCAGCGGTCCAGCTCCAGGACGTCGACGAACAGCTGCATCTTATCCTGTGGTCTAAGGTCAAAGAACAGCGGCCTCTCCTGACCAAGGAGGATCGTGTTGACAAACGTATTGAAGGACATGACCACGTCGTCGATGTGCTCCTGACCTACGTCCTCGTCGTTGACCGTGAGACTGTTGGGCCGTGCCGTCCGGACCACCGCGAGTGGCTTGTCGTCGCAGGACAGGTCCAGTGCTACGCGCGTGCCCCCTCCCCCCGACCAGGGTTTAATGTCCGGATTACGCAGGCCGTCCGGAGTGCGCCCGTACAGGCACCAGCACATCGCGTCCCAGAGCGACGTCTTGCCAGAGTTATGCACAACAACCCCATTGGCAACAAAGTTATGAGTTCTCACCACCTCCATATCATAAACACTAACCTTACCAACCTGTACAGGGCGAGACGACACACGGTGGTTTACAAGTCCCAACCTCTTTCGCCTCAACGTTCCCCTAACCGAAGCACTGATGCGACGCTTAGTAGTCTCAGTGTGACTCTTGCCTGCCATGCCTCGGTTATGCTCCCCATACAACTGCCAACCAGCCAGTCCTTCTAGGTTCCTCTCCCTCGTATGCTCGGACAGGTGCAGCCTCGCATCCTTCCACTCAAGATTATCCGGACTATGATTATAAGAATTCTGATCCTTATGATGGACATGCGTCCCCACAGGTCTAGGCCCATTAATAGCCTCGCAAACAAACTGCTGCTCACTGACAGTTTCGGTCAATCCATAGTAGACAAAGGGATGCTCCACGTCTCTCTGCCAACCAATGGAGCACCTCTCTTTCCTAGTACCACTAGACCACCTGATCAGGCCACGGTCACTAACCCTCCTGTAAAAGGACTTCAATGAGTCCCCAGGTTCTAACTCACCTAATTTCTTCCAAGTCCCATCGCACAACATCACCGGATGATCATACGTACCTACTAGCTCACACGGAGGGAGATGTCTCCCTTGGCCAGCTCCCCCACTGCGCTTGCCAATACTATTCCGCGTTGGGTAAGCTGTTAACACTACTCTATAAACAACCTCCTTGCCTGTGCACCACACTCTACTGACCCTCGAAAGAACTATCGTGTCTCTTCCATCATCCCAACTGTAGGTTAGAAAGTTCTTTCCAACTAATTCCTTTATCGGAATGCCTCTTGGGTACTTAGCAAGATCTCTAGGACAATCTATGAGCGTGCCTCCCACAAGACAGCCGTTGGATCCCATTGTGGGCCTTAGCTCGTTGATCCCCCTGACGAAGTGGAGACCAACCACCCGATGACCGAAGTCCAGAGTCTGCGGCTCGCCGTCGAAGCACTTGAAGTTCTCGATATCCACCTTGCCAAACTGCAGTCTCATGTCTTCCTCAGGAGACGGAGCCCTGTCTTCAGCACCCTCTCGCTCGCGTCGCGCGTGGCAGCGTAAGCCTCGACTATCTCGCGGTCACTACGCCGACGCAGCCTGCTCCTACCCCTCGCCAGCCGAGCGGTCCCCTTCTCTACTATGGGCTGCACCAGGTGAACCACGCAACCCCTCCTCCTGTAGTACTCGACTATGCGCTCCTTGCAGTCCCGGAATGCCTCCTGGGCTCCGCCTGGCTTCAGGTGCAGCCTAACCTTTAGGATGTCCCCCGACCTGAGACCCCCAGGCGTGCCGGGCACCTCGGCTGGTGTCAGGTCAACAACCATCTTCCTGGGTCCCTTGTACCGAAGAGACCTCTCGCTACCATCCTCGTCGAGAAGAATGACGCGAGCCGGGAAGTCGTCGCCGAAGTTAATCGGATACGGTGCACCAACATAGGTCACGGGGCCGAGTACCTGCGGGACGTGAACGTCCCCACTGATCACGCACTGCCTCTTAGAGAACAGGGAGCGCGGGATGCCGTCCAGCTTGATGCCCGTCTCCGCCCTGGCACCAGCGAAGGTATTGTGAGTGAACACGTAGTGATCACCACGAACGTCCAGCTCGCCCCAGTCCCTCTCGTGGTTCCGAGTGTGTGGTAGAAACAACGCCCGACCTCCCGGCAAAGGCAAGCCCTCCACGATCGTCGGGTCATTGATCCACTCCACCCGTCGCAGCTTACCCAGCGATCCAAAGAACGGTATCGAGGTGATCAGGCAGTCGTGGTTCCCACGCAGGACGTACACTTCGCAGCGTCGACCCAGGCGGTGGATGTGGGAGAAGACCTGGTTCACCAGCCAGGCCCCGTGCCGGTCCTTCTCCTCGGTAAGGTCACCCAGGACCATCACCACGTCGACGTCGTACTTCCGAACCCACCGCACGAGCGTCCTGACGAAGTCGTGACGATACGCATCGCAGGCCCTGTCGTTCCAGTGCATGTCGCTCGTTATCAGAATAGGCACACTAGCATACCTTTAGCGTAACCACCCACCCTTACCACCTATTTTCCTATGCCTACAAGGGCCTCAGGAGGGCACCAGGTCGTTATACCGGCCCAGGGGGTACTACCCCCCACGCCTGGCCCTACCCCCACGCCTGGTAGAGCTGCTAGGAGAGCCGAAGTAACCCCTCTGCACAGCCCCATAATAGGCGATGAGCACAGCCTCCGCCCGACTGTGATCCTTCGCCCGCGACCACAGCTCTGCATACTTAGGCATCAGCTCGGAGGCTCGCATCCTGGAGGCATCCTTACCCTTCCTGACCTTCAGCACCTTGCGCCAGACCTGCGGGGTCACATGCTCCAGCGCGATGCAGTTGGAGACAACGGCCTGCCGAAGAGATCCATACACGAAGCCAAAGGCGAACATCGAGGTGGTCCCCTGCCCCGGCCTGGCCGACACCGACTCCACGTATGCTGCCACCACGCCGGACCCAAACTTTGACAGGATCTCCTGGAGGCCATGCTGGTTCAACTCGCGCTTCTTCCTCTTCCCACGCTTGACCTCGAACGTTGGCACGTCTCGGACCAGCAGCCGTCCCTCCTTGTCGAGAAAGGCCATCGCACCACCTAGCCCAGGATCAATACCTAAGACACAGCCCATCACGGATCCTTTCTCCAACCTACTTCATCAAAGCCAAAACCAATTCCTATAAGTATGAATGGCACTAATTGTAGATCTACCGACACCAAACGCCTCAGCTATTTCTTGCTGAGGTCTCTTGCCCTTCAGTGCTCTAATCTCACAAACTTGAACCTCAGTCAATTTAACGAGAGGATGGAACTCACCTCGCCTTGCTGTTCCATGTTTAACTGTATCAGCCATATTCTCAGCGTGCGTCGCCCAACGCAAATGACGTGGATTAACACAACCCCCTTCCCCTCCATGCCTCTTACTACAAGAATGAGCTACTTCATGCTCTAGTGTTGGTGGTGGACCATGTACGATTTCACATACAACACGGGAAGCAGATTGGTTCCTACCCTCATACCAAATCTGACCTCTTCCATCTGGTAGTCTCGAATATGGCCAAACCAAACAACCATCAGAATTATGAAGAACCACGATCTCACTTATAAACCTTAAAGGTACTCCTCTATCAACCTGAGCTTGAACGATGTGAAGATGACCATTCCTCCTCCAACGTTGGTAGTGCATCTTACACCATCCACGCGCAAACCGCAGCCTATCACATCCTTTAACAGTACACTCTCTAGAAACTAACATCACGGGTATTTCCGCTGTTTGGGCAAGAAGGACTGCTCGACCTCCTTCCACCCCTTCTTCACTGCTCTCGCAATCTTCCTACGCTGCTGCTTCAACTCGTCCGGCTCCAAGTCTACACGCAGTGCCTTCTTGCGAAGTCGCTTGGCTTCCTTGACAGTCAGGTCGGTCAGCGACAGGCAGCGGTTCACTCGGAGCCAGTCCAAGCCAGCTGAGATATCCTCTATTCCGTAGGCAAAGACAATCGGAAAATCACACTGCCTGAACGGAAGCCCTATCTTATTCTTGGTGCACTTCGCACGGATATACACACCCACAGGACGCTTGACTCCCCTAACCGTGCGCCTGATCTCTCTAAGATGCGCAAGGTACAAGATGATCGATGCGTAGAAGTCCAGCGCATTGCCACCCGAGCGAGAGTACTGACGGCCAAAACCTGCGTTGATCCTCTGCCTAGTCTGAGAGATGATAGTCAGGCAGACACTGCTTGCCTCTACTCGGCTCGTGACCTGACGAAAGAGCTTGGACATCTGCCGAGCTTTGCCAGTACCATAGCTGGGTGCACCAAAATCTCGACTAACCTCCGACTCGTCCGACAGCGCGTCCAGGGAGTCCAGTATGTACAGCCCCGGTTGTCCATCCAGTTTGTCGAGGAACCCAATCAGGTCGTCGTAGAACTTCTCCACCGTATCAGCTTCACCTGTGTCATCCTCGTAACGCGCAAACTGTACATGGTCGAGAGGCAGACCAAGAGCACCAGCATACTCGGGAAGGAAAGCTGCTTCGGCTTCTCGATAACGGATTTTTCCGTCTGGATAAGATCTAGCGAAGTTAGCCATTGCCTCTATTGCGAGAAGAGTCTTGCCAGTAGACTTGTCTCCTACAATATTGACAACCCGGCCTAGTGGCCAGCCACCACCAACAATGCAGTCTAGTGCCGTCGCTCCGGTGTGGATAAACTGAAGCTGAGAAGATGGGGCAGCAAAATATGTGCCGCCCTCATCTCCTAGCCTTGACCGACGCTTCCTGCCTTTGCGAGCCATGGGAACTTAGAACGGAACCCGACCGCTCTTCTTCTTCTTCTTAGACGCTTTAGCCAGCCGACGGGTAGTCTTGGTCTCTTTACCCTTGGTCTTCTTGGCCTTCTCTGACTTGCGCCTTTTAACAGGAGGCTCCTCCTCCTCTTCATCTTCCTCCTCCTCATCTTCCTCCTCCTCCTCTTCCTCCTCCTCTTCTTCCTCCTCTTCCTCCTCCTCCTCTTCCTCCTCCTCTTCCTCCTCCTCTTCCTCCTCTTCCTCCTCTTCCTCCTCTTCCTCCTCTTCTTCTTCGTCGAGGTCCTCATCATCACTGTCGGTAGACGCAGTGCCACCCAGGACACCCTCGACGTAGTCGGGGGGATAGAACTTGAGAACGCTTGGAATCTGACGCTCGGTAATGTAGTTGAGCCATTGCTGCTGCTCGTCTGCATCATCACTGACCGGCAGCGACTTCCGCGACAGCTTTACTCCGGTATACCTCGTGCGATCGCGAGTGCCCTCCTTCTTGAAGAGTAGGTCGAAGCCATCGTCTGGGTGATCAAACTCATAGACGTCTCCGTCCTCGTCCTCCGCTGCCGCATAGGCTTCCTGCCGAACTGTGAATGGCATCGCCCAGAACTGCGGACCACTGCTCTCGTCCTTCCGATCGATGACCCATGCCGCGAACCGCTTCTTACAACGGAGCCTCTTCGCGTCGTCGGTCTCGCCTTCCCTGACAAGACGGGCCACCTCTTGACAAACCGGGCAGTCGTCGTCCTTCATCTCCTTCACGCAGAGATAGCTTTGCTCGTCCGGGCCGACACCGTAGTGGACAAACAGGGTGTAACCCCAGTCGTCCGCGTCGGGCCAAGTCGGTGGGAGTACACGGACACGGTTGAGACCATCACGCGGCCCGTAGCGAGCGATGTTGTCGACTGTGTAGCGATCGAAGTTTCCGGAACTCTCCATGGACTTCTGCTTCCACGTGTCCTTCCCTCGGCGCTGATAGCCAGCAAACTTCCCCCCACCAACCTTCCGGCGCTTGGCCTTCTTGGTCTTCTTGGTTTTCTCCTTACCCTTCGTCTTCGGCATCGTCCTGCTCCTTTCCTCTGATCACAAGGTTATATAGAAAATCTCTCTTGGCACGGAAGTACGCAGTGAACACAAACCGCGCCAAGACGTACACGCCAAAGGGTGCTAGTATCAAAGCAAGAGTTGTCCAGTATGCATCCACTGAACCTACCCCTTGAGCCTGGGACGCTCGCGCCTCTTCTCCGACATGCGGCGCTGACTGCGATCGGCGCGAGCGTCCCGGACATCAGCACGACTGCCACTCACCGTCGCGTCCTGATAGTAACTAGAGAGGTACAGCTGGACGAGCTCCCGAAGCATATAGCCCCGCTGCTTGAACGAGTCCCTGAGCTGATCGAGCCTCTCAGTCTCCAGCTTCAGCTCAAGATAATTCTTCATAGCAGCGATGCGCTCTGGGTGCTGTCGTATTCGAGCCTTGATCTCTTTCTCGGTAACCCGCTCGTCGTTGCGCTCGGCCTTCTCACGCACGTGAACATCCAGCCTAGACTCCACCTCGTCAACGCTGTCCTTGGCCTGGTCCTGCTCCGACCGAGCCAGTGCCGCCGCCTCCGCCACCTCGAAGAAAAGCTCAGGCTGGCGCTCGACGTCCTCGTCCAGATTGTAGCGGTCTATCCTGAGAGCAGCCCTGAGCTCCGACACCGAGGCTCGGGGACCCTCACCACCGTGTTGACCGTGCAGGTACCCATCACTCCCCTTTGCCTTCGTCTTCTTCCGCTTCACCTTATCCTTCTTCGCCATAGCAAGTGGTCCTCCTACTACTATAATACAGCAGAGCTAATCTTCCTGACCCCACACCACTGCGCAGGCCAGCGTCAGAGGGGCTGACCCCTCCCGGTCCAGGAACGGCTCCCGGAAGTTAACCATCACGCTCATGGCGGCCTCGGCCTTCTCCGTGTTCCCACCGAGCATCACGGAGTTCATGTAGCGCAGCACGATAATCCGCACAGTCTCCGGTGGCATCTTGATGCCGCGCAGCAGCTCCGCCATCCACTTCCAGGGAACCTTGCGCCCCGAGGCCACGCCGAGGAGAGCTCGGCACAGATCGATTACCTCCGCTGGCTCACCCATCACCTCCAAGACACTCCTTATCGTCGCGGACTTCTTGAAGCGAGCACACTTCGCGAGGAACACCAAGGCCTGTCTAGGGCTACCTTCCGAGGCCTCGACGACTAGCCCGAGCCCCTTGTCAGAGATGGGAAACCCCTCCTCCTCGCGCACTCGCACCAGCAGGTCGCGAAGAAGTTTGTCGCTCACTGGTCGCAGGGCGTAGGTAGTGCAGCGCGTCTTGATCTGCTTGGGAACTCGACCCTCCTCGGTCGTGCACAGAACCCAGTAGACATCCGGGGGTGGCTCCTCCAGTATCTTGAGTAGAGACTGAAAGCTCGGCTTGCTTATGGCGTGACACTCGTCCACGATTGCGCAGCGCGGCGATCCACCCACGGACTTGTAGTGTAGCCGCGACGCAATCTCGCGCATGTCGTCGATACCCGTATTGGTCGCCCCGTCAATCTCCAGGACCTCCTCCGGATCGCAGCCAACGTGCTTCGCGATGAGCCGAGCGACCGTAGTCTTTCCCATACCCGACGGTCCTGTCAGCAGAAACGTCCGGCTCAGCCCATCGTCCAGAACCTGCTTCAGAGATTTAACTACTGACCTCTGACCGAGGACCTCCTTCCAGGAGGAGGGTCTGTACTTCGTATGCAAAGCTGAATCAGACTTCATGTTCCGTGCCTCTCATGAAAACCATATCTCCGCTCAGCATCCTTACGCGCCTGCTTAGCTTCAACAAGAGTAGAGAAGGAGCCAACACGTTGCTGTTTTCCATTAACGCCAATATACACCAAAAATCCGCCACGCCTACGTCTTCTCATACCAAATGCGCCAAATTCATTGTTAGCACGCAATCCAAGATTTTGCTTGTTTTGTTGGTCAGTCACATCTCGTAAATTACTCCAACAGTTGTTACCAGTATTATGATCCTCATGATCAATCTCACCTGTTGGCCACGCGCCTGTCATCCAAAACCAAATAATACGACCCCTGTAAAGTTGTCCACCAAATATTCTACCACGCCCTCTTACCCCTCCATTAAAAGCTAACTTCCCAGCATACCTTGTGTTCCATGTTCGCCAACCTCTCTTTGTTGTAAACCACTTTCTTGCTCGCCACTTCCACAATAGAACCCCGGTCTTCGGTTCATAATCAAGAAGCGCACGCACATCTCGCGCCCTAAGATCACGTTCCCCGTTACGAAGTCGACTAATGTCAATCAGACTAATCTCAGTCATTCTAGAAACCACAGGCGGCTCTATCTATTTTGCCAAAGTCATCCGAGAACAGCGTCATAACGGACTTCTGCTCGAACCAGTTTGGTCCGCTGCTAACCTCGACGCAAAGCGGAACGTTGATGAAGTCAAAGTGATCGCAGTCCAGAAGGTAGTCGCAGATGAACTCGACGTCCCGATCGAAAGTCTTCTTCGGGATTTGGAATACCAGCTCGTCGTGCACCTCCAGACGAGCCTGGAACTGCCACATCTCCATCTCCCACGCCGCGCGGGAGAGGCGACTGAAGGCATCCACCGTGATGTCGGAGGCCGTCCCCTGTATGGGCGAGTTGATGAGCTCGTTAATGGAGATGGGTGCGCGACGACGCCTGCCAGTCAGGCAGGACACGTAGCCGTAGCGATCGTAGAAAGTCTCCAGCTCCTCCTGCCACTCCTTTATCCCCGAGAACTCCTCCCAGAAGTCGTCCACCAGGGGACCAATCACGGACAGTGGCATACTGAGATAACCAGAGACACTGGGCGCTACTGCTCCGAAGAACAGCGGGAACGTCCACTGGTTCTTCACGTCGTAGCGGAAGCGCGCCATCGACTCCTTGTCCTTCAGGAACTTCTTTCCCCCAACGCGTCGCGGATATGCGTAAGCCAGCCTCTCGGTCCAGTCCATGTGGATATCGTGCCGATCCCAGAGGTACTCGCCGTACTGCTGATCGCACGCCGCCATCTCTATGACGCGAGCCTCTATCTGCCCCTGGTCTACCGCTACCAGGTAGCAGTCATCGTCGGCCACAAACTCGGATCTAAGATCTTGGTAGTTCTCGTCTCTCTTCGGCCAGTACTGCTCATTTGGGAAGCTGCAGGACGTGCGCCCAGTGTCAGTAAAGAATAGGTTCACGGTCGCGTGGGTGCGCTTGTCAGGGAAGATGCACTTACCAGTCTCCGGGTGGAGAGGGTCAACATACTTTGCCTTGTTCCCCGTCACAGCGCGCCACGCCTGGATCTTCCGCGCGAAGACGGACCCTATCTTCCCGAGTACCTCGTCGTCCACCCTGTACTTCTTGTTGCCACGCTCCTCACGCCAGCCCTCCCTGCGATTGAGGACTCCCTTGAACATCGTGATGACGTCGGGCGACGACGACGGATTGAACTCCGCGCCAGTGTGATCCTTAAATTTCTTCGCCGACTTGGACCCGCTGATCCAGAGCTTAAGCCTATCCAGCTCGGCGGAGTACTTCTCGTCGAACGCCAGGACCCGATCGAAGTCAATCGTATTCCCGAACAGCCTCTTTATTACGGTCGCCGGGATTGGTTTAACGTGCATCTTGTACACGTCCGTTAGACCATCGGACTTGAGCAGGCTGCGCTGGTGGTGGAACAGCTTGTTAGCATACAGAGCATCCAACGCGTTGTAGGCCAGCACCAGAGGCAGAGGTTCGCTGGCCAACCCGGCTATGTTCAGGCGTACGAGATCCTTAAGGGAGAAGCCGAAGTGCTGGATCGTGAGACTATCCAGACTGAGCATACCCTTGCGCTCGTCCAGCACATAAGCCTGTGCCATAGTGTCGCCCCAGGTCCCAGCATACACCAGGTCCAGACCATAGAAGTAGCAGGCCCACTCCAGCTCGAAGGCAAGATTGTGGGCGATCTTCACACCCTTAGCAGCAACCAGAAACTCGTGGACTAACTTCTCCAGCCGCGCCAGCTGCTTTGGCGTCCACTTAGCCTCGGGGTGATGGAGGGGAAAGGCAAGCGAGCGAGAGCGCGAGGCCACAGCCACCGAGAGGATCCGAGATCCCTTGCCGTAGGGACGTGTCTGTCTCTCCTGGGTGCTCTCCTCGGATGCCGTCTCGAAGTCGAGTGCTGCCGTCGGGGAGGCAGCCATCTTCAGCAGCCACTGGCTAACCCTCCGCAGGTCTTTCTCACCCTGGCTCCCCGTCACGTAGTCGATCCCGGCGAAAGTCTTGCGTGGGTCGTCCGGATCCGGGGCTACACGCCCACCACCGGTCGGACTGGGAACAACGTCGGAGTTCCTGTACGGACTAGCTATCTGCGCGTCGGGAAGCGACCTAACCTCGCGGAAGGCTCGCTTCAGGTCGCGAGCGAAGGTCCTCTCCGCCTCGCTCTTAAGCGGTTGCCCACCACGCCGACCACGCTTCCGCAGCCGGATAAAACCAGCCGGGTGCAGCATCGGGAAGAACCAGCACGTGTGGCTGCCAACCCTCACTGGCACACGACGACCTCGCCACTTGTAAATCCCATCCTCCCCAGTCGCCCAGCTCAGAGCGACACCACCGAACCCGAAGATAGCCTTTGGCTTGGAGCGCTCTATGTCCCGAACGATACTGGGACGACAGCACTCCTGCTCTGTTCGGGTTGGATTTCTATTCTTCGGTGGCCGCGTACGAACGCAGTTGTTCCAGCGCAGCTTCTTCCTGAACTTGGGTGACACCAGGTTCCGTATCACCTGGCCAGAACCCCCGATGAACTGGATACCACGCTCGTCCTCCTCCGCACCCGGTGCCTCACCCAGCATGTAAACCAGGGGGCGAGTCGCCCCCGTAGCCTCCATCTTCGGATGCCGAAGACCCCTGATCTCGTTCAGGGGACAAGCCCTGCACTCGAGTTCGTGGAGTGTCTCGATGCTGGTGACCCTGCGGCTAGAACCCTTGGCCTGAGAGCCAGAGTCCTGTGGAAGAAGAGACCAGAAGGCCATCTGCACTCAGGCCACGTTGGAGACAAACCGAACGTAGCTGTCGCCACGCAGTGCCACGAAGCGCTGGGTCACGCGGAACTCGGTGCAGCACTCCAAGCTCTTGGCCAGCCGCCGTGGGTCCGTACGAAACTTGACGTCATCGTGCACACCCTGCAGCGTCAGGGAGTCGCGAACACAACCTGCCTTCATATCGGTGCGAAGGAACATCTTCCCACCCTCGATCCTCGCTCTGCACCAGTCACCTTCGTCAGCGATGGCAGCCGCACGCACCAGGGCCTCCCGGAGATTAGCCTGCAGAGAGATCAGGTCACCCAAGTCAGACAGAAGATCCTCCACCCTCTCGACTGCCTTAAGCGCACCCTCCATAGAAACAGCGCGTCCGAACACAGAGGCCACGTCTGCAAAGCTGACAGTCGCGTGGTTGTCCGAGACGTAGAGCCTAGCTGACTCCTCCGGGTATGCCCTGCGCAAGCTCAGTACAGCCTTGCAGAACGCGACGGGCAGAACGATGCACCTACCGCGCTCAATCTTGCCAATCCTAATCCCCTCGTCGTCAACCGTGTAGATGCGGATCTCGTTGCGAGAAGCGCTGGCGGAGAAGACCCTGAGCTCTTTGCCAAAGCAGAAAAAGATACCACCAACCCAGGTCGACAGACCACGGTCCGGCACTATCTTAGTGCAGAGATCCAGACCAGCAAAGAAGTCGTCGCCCAACTTGGAGACGACGTCTCCATCCTCCTTCGGGAACCGAAAGGGGAAATTCGAGGCTGGGAGGCGATTAAAGTCCAGCTTAGTCGGCCCACACTTCACGCGCCACCTCTCCTCCTCAGGGGGGAAGGGCTCAAACTTCAGATACTTGCCCGTGCAGGACTTAACGAATTTGTGAAGAAGTCGACCTGGCACCAGACCCTTGAAGTCAACCTCGGGTGTCGCTACTCGTATCCCCACCACGTCGTCGTAGGCAACGACGCTCTCCTTCGTGAAGCAGAAGCAGCGAAAGATGGGTGCGACCGCCTCGGTCTCGGGTGCGAGCGCTGGACTGGCAACGGTCAGAGCGGTGAGGAGACCCTCGCGCTTCATGCTTCCTCCTGCTCGGCATCGAAGCCAAAGGGATGCTCCTCACCAGTATTATCCTCATGGACAGCAGACTTAGCACTGATATCAGGCAGTACTCCTCGCTCCATCATTTCCTCCTCCACCAGGAGAAGATAGTTGCGAAGGTCCCGAATGTCATCCATGATACCCTCGGGCCTAGTGTCAAACGTTATGTGGGCGAAAATATCCCATTCAATGCCAACCGCTCTCTCCGGGGATCGTTCCCTAAGTCTCTCGTACTGGCGGACGAACTCCTCAATGCGATCCCACTTCCGCGCGAGCATCATGAAGGCACCCACCCCACCACGCTTAATCCACGACCGCCCATACCCCTTGTCCTTCTCGACTAGACGCCCGACATCCCTGTCAAGTATGGCACGCATGCGCGTGCCCATACGTTCGAAGCGCTCGTCGCTGGTATCCACCATGGTTCCTCTCCTTACAAAAGATCCGGCTGCGCCACGTCGTCCAGCAGTCGCTGGATCCTAACCTTATCACGAGCAGAGAGCGTTTCTGCCCACTCCATAACTCGCTCACGACCCCGCCCCGCGATGCGCTGCGCATTGGCGGAGTGCTGTCGGAGGCACGTCACGTACAGCTCCAAGTAGTCGGCACACTTCAGGCGACAGTGGTCGTCCTGCGTGAGGTCTCCACTCCACGGAACGTCCAGCTCGCGGTGGAACTCCTTCTCCAGCCTCTTGAACTCCTTATCTATGGACGGACTAATCCTGGCCAGCGGTGCGGGCAGGTCCCCAGTGTGACACTCCGCGACGTCGTGGTACAGCGCAGCCAGTACCAGCTTGTGGGAAGCCCTGGGCCAGAGGTGGAGGAGGACAACGACCACGCGCCACGAGTGGTCGCTCACGGCCTGCTTATCCACCCCGTATCCCTCGGCGTGATAGCGAACCACCTCGCCGCCACGCAGCAGAAGATCCAGCCGACGATCGGCACCACGATGATCTACGTGAGATTTCATTGGTCTGCCTTCTTTGTCAACCGCTGCTCCTTGCGTCTCTCCAACCACTCAATACACGCCAGACTGAAGTCCCACTGTTTCCCACCATCCGTCGGACAGCCGTCGCGCAGTATGCGAATGGCCCGGACCGGATCCCGCCAATTCTTCCAGGCAATATACGACTCGCGGACCGACGACGACCGCTGGAGGAACTCGCTACTGTACCGCTCACCCAGACCCTCGTGGCCCATAAAGTGGACGAGCTCCTCCTCGAACCGCTGGTCCGAGGACACGATCGGGATGGTATACACCTCCCCACGCGTGTAGGGACAGCGCCCTCTATCTCGACGATACGGGCTCGCTGCCTTGTCGACAAGCTCCTCGTTCTTCCTGAAGATGTCCTCGTACGCGTGGTAGTTGTTGCTGAACTGGTAGAAGATGCCAACTCGCACTCCGATGCGCGAGGCCAGGTACTCCTGCAGCACCGAGAAGTGCACAGCGTTCGTGCCATACGCACCCCAGATTATGTCGTTGCTTCGGCAGAGGACGGTCTGGTTCAGGCAGCCATCTCGGATCTCCAGGAACACCAGATCATTGCACGGTGTGTCTAGAGAGCCCAGTTTCTCTAGCTCACAAAAATCTATATTACAGTCCCACATCTGTATCACGGCTCGGCGAGAGTTGGGCGTGAGCCGAAGGAGCTCGACGACCTGGTTGAGCTGGTCCCGCCCAAAGTGGTACCGCCAGCGATATCCGTAGGCACCGTGGAGTGTAACACCGTTGTCCGAGAACTCGCGCATCTTACTGTTGAACCTCTCGAGCCAGGCAAGGTCGTTCCGTCCCGCCAGCATCCACAGTGCCTCCATCAAGTGGAAGAACGGGTTAGCGTCGCGCTGCGGCCAGAACAGCACCCTCTCCGTGGGATGGGAGTACACTGTCATGACAGGACCGGGCGCGACGAGCACCCTTCCCGCGCGGGACGACCTCTCGAGACCACTGTGCCTCAGATAGTACATCCCCTCGGGCAGCGCCTGATGAACATTACGGACTTGGATCGTAATCATGAATTATCTCCAGCATCACAGCAATCCGGACGACGAAGCAGAACCACTCTCAAATGCTTTCTTCCATTTGATCCTGACATCTACTACTTTCCCACCAAAATCTTTCCATGCCCCTTTCGTTTTCTTGTTGACAACCTTCACAAATTCTGGATGCAGCGCTGCCAACTCGTGAGAACAACGAGCCATCATCTCTTCAGTCCTATACTCACTACAACCACCTGACGACTGTGAACCATGCCACTGTCCCTGAGCAAACTCAAACGAGATACGATTTGGATAGCCAGCTCTTAGAAGCTGTAAAGTCATATCCAGATCTTGCTTAGTATCCAATCTATCAAAACGAGCACCAACAGAAAACACCTCCGGAATATTATAACCAAGCAACCGGATCATCCGGCTAACATCCTGATGCAATTCTGACACCCTATTGTTCCCCTCACGAATGCTGACACCAACATGAGCGAAGTCATCAAGCCACCCATCCAGAAGCTCATCCAAATCATTTATATCTCTGTTCTTGCAGTACCTCAGATGCCAGTCCTTTACAGACTTCCGTCTATAGAAAGCCAGATCATCATCCATCATGACAATCTTATTGAGATCTTTACGTCGAGCATACTCCAGGATGCGCTGTCTTGTTGGACTTAGCATCCTAATCTTATCCGGCAACACAAGAAGTGGCCTGTAATTGTACAGCGATTTCTCCCGTTTCTGAACAACCAACCACGTCCGCTTCCGAACCGAGGGCGAAAGACGCTTCAAGGACTGCTGATCGTCATGTCGACCATGCGTATGAATGAAATACGTAATCACTTCTGCTCCCAAGGTCTGAGCACAGGTGTCGTAGCGGGGCCACCAATCATAGCTTCCAATATAGCCTCCTCGTCGGCCTCGTTAGGTTTCCTTAGAGACTTCTTCCCAAGGCGATCCGGCAACAACCCATCCCGGAATGTACGTTCATCACAAATCCGACAAACACCAAAGTCCCTATCCTTGTGGTACAGCTTCCTACGCGCTGCCATTAGATAGATGCTGTTCCAGGCATCGGCGATCGTCTCGAAATCGTCTATATGTCCACACTTGTACTCATCTCTCCATGAGTTACAGCAAAGTGCGACACGACCATCCCAACGTATTACCATCTCTCTGAACGGGCGAGCGCAACGTCTCTGCAACGGCTCACTCGGCGGCTTCAATCCAGCACCACAATGGGCATTGACCCGTTTGGTACCCAAAGCAATCTCAGCCATCGCTGCCTTCTCAAAGTCCTCCATCAGGATTATCCTCTGGACGTTCGCCTTGACTTTGTGGTAAGGCGATGGCCCACCAGGATAGTCCGTGACTGGAACGCCCTCATAAAGTCGGATCTGTGCTTCAGCCTTCTTGGAAGCTTCGTAGCAATCCATAGCAAAGATGTTCAACCCATTAACAAACAGTGCATCCAAATTAGCTGAAACACCAGGCTTCCTCAGAAGAGGTATGCCATTCGTCGTAACCATGAGGCAGGCTTTAGGAAGATATTTTCTAAGTATGCCAATTATCTCAGCCGCATCTGGGTTCATCAATGGTTCACCACGAAGACTGAACTCAAACTTGCTGTTCCATCCACTCTCTGCAACAAGCTTGCCAATCTTTTCAGCAAGACCTGTTGTAAGGTATTCGTAAAGCCCACCAGGCTTTTCCCTGATCCCTTGTATGCCACACATTTGACACCTGAGATTACATCCTTCAGTGAACTCTATCTTGATAGTATTTGGTGGATCTTGTCGGTACTTCATGATCTCCGCCTGACGAAAACAAAGTCTTGATGCCACATAGCTGATTTATACGGCAGGGATTTATGCCATCTACCACCTCTCTTGAAGTAAGTATCAAATTCAGAATGGAGGATCTCTAGCAATCCTTCCGTAGCTGCCTTTGACTTCAAGGGCGAACTTTTCATACGCTCCTCTTTATTCAGAAGAAATCTACCACTATAATGTATCTCACCAAATAGGAACTTTACATACTTTGGCAATGGTGTCCGAAAAAATGACCATTCAGCACCCTGACAGTCCAATTTGATTACGTTGGGCCTATAAGTCCTCAATACATCTGAGAAATAAAATGCCTTAACGCACCCAAGAATTACTGCCCTACCATCCCTACGACGTACAACACTACACTGTGTCATATGCTTTGCCACTTTACTGATAGTCAAAGGAACCTTTTCCTCTCTCCAACCTATGAGAGCCCCTTCGAGACAGATCGCTTCTGGAGCATTCTTCTTAAGGATACGGAAATTACCCACCTCTGGCTCAATAGCTATGACTATCCTAGCACCAGCATCCAAAGCAAGTCTGGAGAAAAATCCCCGATGTGCCCCAACATCAAGAACAACACTACCCTTCAGACTGAGACCGAAATCCTCCAACATCCGGAAATATCCACGAACCTCCGCAAGTATCTCAATATCATATTCATCCCCAATCCAAACACCCTCGTGCTTTCTCATCATAGACCTAGCCCTCCATATAGATGCCACAGATACGAGGGCTCATAACAACACTTTCACATCAGGAGTATACCGTTCCAACCTACCTTCACCAAGACGAACACGCTCGTATTTATCCCACTCGCATAAACTGTGTTCACAATCTCTCATCTCTAGAGACGGAACGTTTGTTGTTCTAAGATACCTTGGTGAAACCTCCAACAGACAACGCATCTCAGTTAATGCTTTAGTCTTAGAGAGCGAGGGTCTGTCGCGCCTGAGCCTACCTTTTATTGGTCGGCCGAACACACGATGTAGTCCCCTAACCGCCCCAGGGCCAACGTTGGCCCACGTCATAATATCGGGAGCATCAGACAAGTATCTTGTGTGGCGAAGATCCGTCACGACTTCATAGGAAAGGAATGGCCCAAAGCCCACACGCCCATTGAACATTTGGAACGCTTCCTCCAAAGTCTTAGCAAGATGAAGTGGCGGTGGATCCTTGTGGAGAGGATCCAGAATCTTGAACACCGTCTGCTCAGACTTCTCACCACCCAACGTACCAGTCAGCATATAGGCACTCGTATAGACCTTCAAGCCTCGGGCACGTCGCTGCTTCATAATATTTAGTACACGTCTTGGCTCCCATCGTTCAGGAAAACCTATCTCCGCTAATGTCTCTGGCCAATTAATCTGACGAGCCATAGTCATAGCAAACCAAAGATTCTTATGCTCCGAATAAGGCCCCCTCCAGTTCTCTCTGATCCATATTGTGACCTTGTCTAATTCCCTAAAAATGTTACAAAAACGGTATCGTTGGAGTATCGGGTCTTCCGTCCAAGGCGGAGGTTCACCTGCCTGACGGCGAAGATAGATCCTATGACGTTCACTTACAAACGCAAAGAACATCTGCAATCCAGGAATTTTTTCCCTTGTCATTTACAACACTTCCCGTGTTTATAATTTGGATTGTTGCGACCACGCCTGGTTTCTGACATTTTGTCCTTAGCAGCTTTTGTATGTTGACGCCCTGTGAAACCAATAGACCGGCACCCGAACATTGGATTTCGTTCCCCAGAGATATCCGGCCAACGCCCTTTTTTGATGGAATCTTTTATGTTATCACTTTGGGTCCCAACGAATAAATGTGATGGCCGAACACACCGTCGGTTATCACATTTATGAAGGACAAGGAGCCCCACTGGAATGTTTCCAAAATGAAGCTCGTACGAATACCTATGTGCATACATTCGACCACGACTGCCTCCAACACTAAAATTTCCATAGCCCTTGTAGCAAACACCTGTCCATTCCCAGCACGTGTTGCGACCAGGCTCTTTATTGACTTTGGGCCAGAAACGAATTTCTGGGGGCGTTGGTGGACGACCAATCATCTCAATACAATATCCCCGAAGATAGCCAAGACTCACCAGCAGAACGGCGCAGATAGATGGAGTGTCGCTCGACGACGAACTCAAAGAAACGTCGCAGAGATTTTCTGGGGGGAGAAGCAGTAATATCTGCATTCCTTTTATTCATCATCGAGCGCCTAGTTCACCGACACGACCTAATGTCAATAGAGCATGATAGTCACGAGACCTTGATATTCCCCCTCGCCAGGTCGGTCTTCATGTTCCCCATTGTACCCCCCTTCTTGAGGAACTGACCGACCGTCATGCCGGTCTTGTAGAGGGCGAACCGTCTGTGGACTTCGGTACCCGGCCGACGTGGGTTTGACTTGGCGATGACGGTGATCTTCGCGTCGCGAGAAACTGCACCTTGCTTGCCAGCCGACTTCGTGGTTGCCGACTTGGTGCCCTTCTTGTCCTTGATCTTCTCGATCTTCTTGTCCTTGATCTTCTTGTCCTTGGTCTTCTTGCCCTTGCGCTTGGTCTTGTCCTTTTTCACAGTCTTATCCTTTCGCCGTTTCGATTTCCGTTTTGGAGCAGGAGGCTCATCCTCCTCCTCCTCTTCCTCGCCGTCCTCTTCTTCTTCTTCTTCTTCCTCTTCTTCACCCTCCTCCTCGCCGTCCTCTTCTTCTTCTTCCTCTTCTTCGTCCTCGTCCTCGCCCTCATCCTCGCCGTCCTCTTCCTCTTCCTCTTCCTCACCGTCCTCTTCCTCTTCCTCTCCTTCCTCTTCTTCTTCTTCTTCTTCTTCTTCTTCCTCTTCCTCTTCCTCTTCCTCGCCGTCCTGCTCTTCCTCGCCGTCCTCTTCTTCTTCCTCTTCCTCTTCCTCGGGCACGTCAACATCGGGGAACGATAGTGGCACGCCCCCGGCCTTGACATTATCTACGGCTTCCTGGCACCAGCCTTGAGCCTCCGCTGAGAGCTGGAAAAACTTCTCGTCGGCGATAGCATCCATGGCACGAACGAGGCGCGTCCGGAAAGTTCCATCGTCTTCCTTACGCTTCCGCTCAAGACCGGTAGCTTCCATGAGTTCTAATTCGATCGACATACTCCTCACTCCTCGAGTTGATATTCTGACAGGCAGGCAGCCACCTCTGACAACACGTCACGGTCTTGATCGAAACCAAATAGTCGTGCCAGCGTGAGGTTAATCGGCTCCACTGACGAGTGACCCTTCAAGCGACGACGCGTGAGAGCAGACATGGGTTCGACCCCCAGGGCTTCTCTGAACAAAGCAACACACACACCCCGAAGTTCGTCAGGTACACACTTGATGACATCCAAGCACACCTCCAGTTCGCTCACACAGTCATATACAGCCACGCCATTCGTTCCCGCAATATCAATGTCCCCACCCTCCTCATTTGTGAGTGAGAAACACCTGTTCTCGTAACCAACATTGAAAGGATTGGGAAAGCAGGCTGAAGCAGAACTGCTCAACAAAAACCTCAATGCCACCTTGTAGATACACAGAAACTCATCCTCGTCAGAAACATGTGCGTGATAGACACAAACCCTCCAGTAAATGTAGAAAGCAGTCTGCTGCAAATCATCATCATCACACACAGCAGCAACCTTCCAGCGGTTTCTTCGGAGATACGAGAGACCCCAGTCCTTGATCTTACCCTCGAACGCCGGGCTGCCATTCAACCTGTTACGCGAGAACACCTGGCTAACACTTACTCCACTCTTCGTCATAACACTTCTCCCCTCCGTGTAACTTCCCAGCTAAACTTCACCCTCTACGCAGGACAGTGCAAAACGCCGTACCTGACGCGGAGACATCGCGCCCGGATCCTCCACACGATCGGGTAGTGAACCAACCTTAAGCTGCAGAAAACTCAACTCACCCCAGACTTGCATGACATTACTCAACCCATCGTCATCACCAAGAAACACTATCTGGGAGCAGCACCCACGCAGTTCACTGAGGAGTGCTATCTGTTCCTCCGAAATGCCCGCACCAAAGAGGCAGGTAGCACGGACATCGAGATCACTCCCATAGACATCCACCTTCAAGGCATCCAGGGGACCCTCCACAACGCAGAGAGTATGGAACTTCTCTTCTACAAGTGCATCATAGTTCCACAAGACATTCCTGATACTCCGGAGAGCTAGTGGACTGTCCTCAGTCTCAGCGTTAGGTGAGAGTGTCAGATAACGCAGGCGAGCGTTCCTGCTGATAGCACGACCCGTCCATGTCACGAGCCGCCCCTCGAACCACACTGGAAAGATGATCCGGCCGTGCCAAAAGCCTGTCTTACAGTAGCCGAGACTATACTCGGCACAAACCGCGTCCAGATCTTCCCGCCGAAATCGACGTCTCACCAGATAATCCTGATAGTAGCACCCGAGCCCCTTGCTAGTCAGTGGACGGTAGTCTCTAGGAAGCTCCAAACCGTTCCCGACATGTTCCTCGGACTCTGGCTTGGGGGAACGCAGCCTGTCCACCACTTCGGCAAGCCCACCCAGGTCGCGCGCTCCCACAACTATGTCGTCGGCAACAGTGTAACCACACCCAAGCAACTTCATTATGAGCCGGTGTGGTCGTCGGCCACCATGGCCACCATGCCGCAGGCAGTTCCAGTACGCTGTTGACAACTGTATTCCCAAATGTTCGCTGGGATCCTCATCACCACAGAACGGGCACTTGACAACGATGCCTCCCTTAGCGCAGTTTGGTCCCTCCGTCCGGTAGGGAATATGATTATCCTCGAGAAATGTAATAACGTCAAACATCAGAGTCTCACCCGCCCACGAAGCACCCTGTTCATCAAGTTCTGACCCCTGGCAAGAGCAGCAAGGATACGCTCGTCCACGGAGTGACCAGTAATCTCGCTCTTAACAACGGGGTCTATCACAAACACTCTCTCGGACTTCTGGCCGCTGCGCCTGGCGCGGCGCTCCGCCTGGGTACGGATGATGGGGCGGACGGAGCTCTCGAAGAAGAACAGGTAGCACGCAACCTGCAAATTCAAGCTCATGGACCCGGAGTTATTGTTGATCACGAAGATACGGTAACTCGGGTCCTCCAGGAAGCGACGGAGAGCCCGCCGTGGGTGCTTCTGTCCGGACCACAGGCGCTCGTGCTTGATCTTCCTGGCCTTCAGCTCCCTGCTTATCCGGTTCCCCGTCCAGATGTACTCGTGGTAGACCAGCATCTTCGCGTCCGCTGGCATCTCGTCTATCGCCTCGATGAGAGCGTCCAGCTTCGGGTTGGCCGGAAACTCTATCTGAGCACGCGCCCCGGTCTCGTCATCCTTCAGCCCGAGGAAGCCGGAGGAGATCTGCCGCATGCGGATGAACGAGTGGTTAATCTCCTGCCAGTTGCCCTTGACCTTGCGAAGATGCTCCAGAGTCCGCTCGTAGTACTGCTCCATCTCAGCTGTAAACAAGAGCACCCGCCTGATCGGGACGCGCTCGGGCAGATCCTGGCACTCTCCCTCAACGTAGGTAATGGACCGGTGCCCGATCAGACGACTGAGAGCGCCTAGCTTCTTCCTGTCGAACTTGTAGTCCCAGCCACCGCTCCAGTAGTTTCTCTTCTTCTTGAACAGAGCCTCGCGGAACAACCCCAGTGTTGGGCCCAGAGTTTGCCCACGATCCAGGATGTAGAACTGAGCCCAGAGTGGAGTCGGCTCCTTGCCAAAGGGTGTGCCCGTGAGCCCAAAGCACATGTCGACGAAGCGGGAGAATTGATTGCAGATACGGAAGATGAGAGACCGCTTGTTCATTACTACCGTCGACTCGTCCAGGACGAGCCCGTTGAACTTGCGGAGCAGGGACTTAATCTTCTTCTTATCCAAGTATCGCTTTCGGCGTCTCGACCTCTTCCTCGGTGGCAGGGTTGAGCAGAGCGCTCGAAGCCCCGGATAGTGTACAATGAATAGGTCAGCCTCCCGGTCCAATAGCTGCCGCCGCTCCTTGTGGCTCACATCCAGAGCTACAAAATCCAGCATCGGCGCATACTTCTCTATCTCGATTACCCAGTTCTCGATGCTGGCACGGTTGAGTACACAGATCAGGAAGCAGGTTCGCTCACCTCTACACTTCCGGTAGGCAATGAGATCCAGCACCACCCGCGTCTTACCGATCCCCATGTCCATGAAGAACATGAACCGCTGGAAGTAGACGCCGAGAAGGAAGCCCACGAGCTGGTTGTCCCAGGGTTCATCGGGACCGTAGAACTCGGGAGGAGGATCAAGATCACCTATGGCCTGGAGCAGCTCCCGTCGAGATAGCTTCTTCATCCAGGCGAAACTATCCGCTGGCTGCTCCAGAAACTTCTCTATGATTTTCCGCGAGATCACGACACCTAACCTCAATACTCCCCGTACTACAGCGACTAAGTACCCCTTACATTTAGGGTTTACTTGTATCAATAAAAACCTTATACTGAAAAACAAGCTGCGTAAAGAAAAATATTTAGTGGAGCGGGTCATGACAAAAACACCCACCAAAATCCCACAGGATCTACTGAGCAACTACGATCTCATGTTCATGTTTGACAGATCGCTGCAGCGGATCTACGTCTGGCGGCGTAAGAAGGGATTGCCATTCCACAAGATCCCTGGAGGATCCGTCAAGACCATGCCTGTGCGATACAGCCTGTCAGAGATTATAAGCTGGGCAGAAAAGAACGATATCTTCATCCATCACAAACCAACAATCACAGCAAGTGGAGATGTACGCTGGCCGAGATCAAGACGGAAGGAGTTCAAGGAGTTCCACCAGAAGACTAAGCTCTAAGAACATCAGCTGTATGACTGGTTGAGAGAGCTGAGGTAAGGATTGATATCAATATTGATATATGTAGTATTTGGAATTGGAAAATTCATGTACTATAAACTTCCTACTCTCCTACTCTCCTACTCTCCCCCCTCCCCCTCCTCTTACGAGGGGGGGAGAGGAGGGGGAGAGAGTAGGAGTAAGAGTAGGAGAGGGAGTTGTAAAGGAGAAAGGGAGGGAGTTGTGTTGGAGAGAGTGATATCGGGGGGTCAGACTGGCGCTGATCAGGGAGGTCTGGAAGGAGCCAAGGAGGCCGGTATTGAGACTGGTGGGATGGCACCCAGAGGCTACAGAACGAGCTCCGGACCCCAGCCAGACCTGAGAAGGAGGTTCGGCCTGGAGGAGTCCCAGTCTGCCTACTACTCTCCGAGGACTAGGACCAACGTGCGGAATAGCACTGGGACGGTAATCTTTGGAGACCCACACTCACCAGGGAGCAGGTTGACATCCCGGCTGTGCAGGGAATACCAGAAGCCCTGTCTCAAGATACCCTACCCCAGCTCGACGAGCGACAGCCCCAGAGACGCGCTGGCTGTGTGGTGCCTGGTAAACTGCGTCGAGACCCTGAACGTAGCGGGGAACAGAGAGGAGAGGAACCCAGGGATCCAGGCGTTCGTGAGAGGAGTGATACTAGGTACAGTAGAGCGGCAGAGGGAGATATGCATCCTGTAGACTGGATTAGAGAGACAGCGGCCATAGTAGACGCGCTCTCCGACGCCGACGACTCCTCCAACTTTGCCTACGGAGGAGGAGGAGTCAGAGTGCTCGGCCCCGTCGTGGAGGCGCTGGTGGACCTGGAGACAGACGCGGCGCAGGACCGGGGCTTCGTTGTATTCCTACTGAGGGACAGTGGCTTCTCCTACGAGGAAGTTATGGAGAGCATCGACGAGGTGATGGAGGAGTGGCAGCTCCTGAGACGGAGCCTAGTTCAAGGAACGAGGTATCTTCAGTAGAGAGGGTCGACATGGACGAGCAGGACTTCCAGTCCACCGTCGCGCTGCTACCCAACCTATCCAAGCAGCAGCTCCGGCACGTCCGCAGCGTCATCGATCAGCACCTCCTCCAGCCCGGCGAGGATGAGGGCGAGGACGAGGACGCCCAGCTACTCTACACCCAGTCCGCGAGCGTGCTGACTGCGAGGGGCCTGAGATGCCCACCGTGGCCCGCGTTCCGAAGGATGGGTATCTACCGTCACCTCCGGAACAACCTACCGGCAGTCCAGGATTTCTCCGAGACTAACTTTGGTGACCTGAAGCGGGTAGCACGCCAGCGCCTGTATAGAATATATGCGGAGCTACTCATCGACTGGCTGGAGCGCAACCCCAGAGTACCCACGAAGATCGGAGTTTACTTCCAGAACCTGGGACTGATACCAGAATTAGTTCACGACGCCTTCCCTGGCTACGCACAGCAGGGCTGGCTTCCAATGGTGCTCCAACTTGGTGCACGAGACCATGGATTGGACAAAGGTGATGAAGGCTAAAGTCTCTTTACAACTATATGTTATCAGACAGAAGTCCACGGGAAAGATGATGCCCGAGGTCTACTGGAAGAAAGGATACACTCACACCGAGCCAATTAGTCCCTACATCGCCGTGCGGAGATAGTTGAGGCCAGGCTGGAGCTCCCCTAGTGCCTGGTCAGGACAACCTGTCCACGTTCCTGCAGGAGAACTTGCTCACGCTCCTATGCTACGACGATAAGCATGCGACGATTATCCGAGGCACGGTTAGTGTCGATCTCTTCGAGGGACCCTACCGCAAGATTGCGCAGGAGATCTACCATCACCTAGACACCGCAGGGAAAGTGCCAGGTGATCACATAGTAGATCTCTTCGAGGACACGCTCACCAAAGGTGACCACAAAGCACGTCAATACCGCCAGTTATTCGAGGCTATTCGAGAGAGCCGAAAAGAAGTAGATCCTGACTTTGTCATACAGCGTCTGGCAACATTTGTACGAATACAGGAAATCAAGGCAGCAACGCTAGAGGTTGCCGAACTTGTTCACACCGGCAGGTTGGATGACGAGGCCATCGAGAGAGCCGAGAGCATCTTCACGAAAGCGATCCACAAACGGCTGGAACTCTTTAACGCTGGTGTCCTCCTCGGAGACTGGGAACACACACTGAGACTACTCGAGCGAGGTGAGGAGGAAGTCTTCCCAACAGGTATCCTGGAACTGGACCGTCTGGGTCTCGGCCCAGCCAGGAAGGGTCTCCACCTCTTCATTGGTCTACCAAAGCGTGGTAAGACCTGGTGGCTTGTCAACCTTGGTAAGAGTGCCTACATAGAAGGGCGACGCGTCGTCCACATCAGCTTGGAGATGAGCGAGAGACAGATCGTCCGACGCTACTACCAGGCAATGTTTGCCCTTGCCAAGCGTCGGCCAGCACGGGATCAGGATGCGTTCTATCGTACTGATTTCCGTATAGATGAAGACGGCAGACTCGAGGGTCTGGTACAGGAGCGCTTCGAACCCCGTCACGCGCTGGACGACGAGGAGGCACTGACATATCTCCATCGGAGGCTTAAGCACGTCGGTTCGAGACTGAACCGTATCATCATCAAGGATTTCCCGACTGCGCAGTTGACCATCTCTGGGTTGTCGGCCTATCTGAACAGTCTCGAGGTTCGCTACCACTTCAAGCCGGACCTCCTAATAATCGACTACCCTCAGCTCATGAGTTTCGACGCGCGCTACCAGCGGCTGGAGCTCGGCAAGATCACCCAGCAGCTCCGAGGGATCGCCGTGGAGAGGAACCTTGCCGTTGCCATAGTCAGTCAGTCTCACCGCAAGGCGCTGAAGGCTCGGGAGGTGGACCTTGGAAACATCGCCGAGGACTTCAGTCAGGTCGCCACGGCCGACGTCATTCTTACCTACAGTCAGACCAAGGAGGAGCGCAGGCTGGGCCTAGCTCGCATCTACGTAGCAGGAGGACGAGACGAGGCCGACCAGTTCTCGATACTGATCTCGCAGCACTACGCGACCGGGCAGTTCTGTCGGAAGTCCGTTAGAATGCAGAAGCAGTACTGGGACATTCTTGACCACTTTGAAGAAGAGGAAGACGAGGATGAGGAAGATGAAGAGGAATAGGGAAAGGAAGAGGCTGGGGCCGACCGAGATAGGCAGGGAGACCAGCCTCGCGAGAGTCATAGTCATCGGCGAGTCACCGGGGCCGAAGGGTCAGGCTGCCTTCCCACTCTTTCCCCACCCTGCTAGGAGCGCGGGGTACCGTCTCGCCCAGATGACGGGTCTGGTTAGAGCGGAGTACCTGCGACACTTCCGCAGGCTTAACCTCGTCCCCAGCCACCAAGGACCCAACTGGCCTGCCACCATCGCGCGAGACGCTGCGGACAACCTGGCAGGTGGTGGTATGCTCAGTGGGTACCGCGTACTCCTGCTGGGGGCAAAGGTCTGGCGCGCCTTCGGAGGAGCCAACAAGGACTTCTCCTACTGTCGGTGGTACAAGAGATACGGGCGGCTCTGGTCTCCAGGCTACTACATAGCAGTCATTCCTCACCCGAGCGGGCGCAATCTTCTCTACAATAAGAGTAGCGTGAGGCAGCATGTCGAGTCCTTCCTCCGTGCTCTGGCCAAGGGCAGAGCGACGCAGAGGTATGCCTTTATCTACAGCCGCGCGCCTGCCGGTCGTACCCGTCGCCGTCTCTAGGGTTAGGAGGGGGTGGTACCCGGCCCCCGGCCCCTAGGTGCTAGTGCCCTCCTGAGGCCCGTGGGGGCACCCCACAGCCGCGTACCTAGCCCGTTGCCCGGCCAGCCCGCGCCACCACCTCTCCAGAAGTCCCTTATATTTCAACTACTTGGCAGGACGGCGATTTCCCTTATGTCTCAACGACTTACCAGGGGGTTACTAAGTCTCAGGGGGATTGTTCCCGCGAACCCCTAGCCAGGGCCACTTCCGGGCTAAATATCCCTTATATAACAATAGCTTATGGGGGGCACGATTTTTCCTCCCAGGGTCCCCATTTTTCTTTACATTCGGGACGGCGGTACCTATATTAGCTGTAGGGGTTAAAACCCCTAACCCTAGTGTCATATGCTAGGGCGTCCCCCGGAGGGGGCCTTGGGGAAGAAGCCTAACCGCCACCCCTTAAAGGTAAAGCTGGAGATTCCCCCCTTCGACGGTTCGGTGGCCCGGTTATCGGTATAGTGGTGGTGCCCGGTCATAGGTCAGGAAGTGCCTCGTTCCGGACGCGTGTGATGCGCGACGTGGAGACCGTGGGTGGCTATGGGTTGTTGAGGTGTGTTCAGGCCCGTATTACTTATTTGCTGCCCTTGGCCGAAGCGTCGTAGCAGCGCGACGATGGGCGGGGGAAAGCTCTGACGAGGATCTCCTCCTCCTATGAAAGTCGAAACTCGGCCTGCCTTGTGCAAGCCGGGTCCACCGAGCGCTGGCCAGCCCGGTGCTGACGACGACAGGCCAGACCATAGGAGGAGATCATGAAAACTTCAGCAAAAGAGTTCTCAGAGGCTTTGCAGAGCCTAGTCGATCAAGTCATCGATGGTGACGAAGAGTTAATGAACGAGCTCGCGTACGACCCAAAGCTCTTTGGGGATGGATCAACCCAGACGTACAGCGAGCTTGGTATCCTTACTACGGATGCTGGCTTCGTCCTTCGGACAGCCGATGGTTCCGAGTACCAGGTGACCATTGTCAAGTCTAGTTAGTCGAAACGCTCCAACCGGAGCGTCTGCCAGGTGTGAGCTACCTGGCACTGATGAGACAGCTCAACCATAGGAGGAGATCATGAGTAAGCTAATCGACATACGGATAACAGTTTCCGCCCCGGCCGACGCCTGGAAAACGATGGACGACGATGCTTTGGGGGCTGTCACCGAGGCGTTCGAAGACTTGTTTGCAAACTTTGAAATGGAAACCCAAGATCTTGCGTCAAAGTATGGTTTCCAGACCAGCGTCGATTAAGTCGAAACCGGGCCAACCAGCCCGGTCTGCCGAGGGATGAGCTCCCGACACTGACGATGATAGCTCAAGTATAGGAGGAGATTATGTTTGATTGGCAAAGGTTTTGTTTCTACAAAGCTATTCCCGATGGGTTTCTTACCCAGCATAAGGGAAGAACCTTCAACACCTCTTGGGATGGAGCCTGGGTTCTCGATAGCTGGAACGATTTGAACGTCCCCTACTTCACCCGTCCCGGGCGAAAGAAGCGGTTCGTCGTTCCACATCTCGAACGGCGGCTGATCTCACTAGCAAAGAAAACCGTCGTAACGGTAAAGTCAATACGAAGGAAACGCCTCCCCAAGCATCTGAGGCGACGGCACCTCTAGTCGAAACCGGGCTGGGTAGCCCGGTCGGTTTGATCTGACCTACCAACCCTGACGATGACAGGTCAAGACAACTATAGGAGGAGATCATGTGTTACATTATCCAGACAGACATGAGTACAGGTCAATCCTCCCAGCCCCTGTTCTGGACTGGGACCGAGGTCGTCGGCATCTGCCGCTCTGGCGAGGCGAGAGTCTATAGCAGCCGCTCTCAGGCAGCGTCAGCCCTTGCAGCTATCCCCTCGAACGTCGTCCGGTTCTACGATCTACACATACGACCCGAGGGTGAGCGCTCCCGGTTGCCACAGTTGAGAGGTATCCGTGGGATGAAGGGTAATCCGGGATACGATCTCGGTTAAAGCCGAAACGGGAGATCATACTCCCGTCATCGTGAGCCAGCTACTCACGGTCTGATGAGGCAAGCTACATAGGAGGAGATCATGAAAGTTCGGGAGCTAATCAAGGAGCTGGAGTAGTTCGACGGCGACATGGACGTCTGCTTTGCCTACAACTATGGCGACCATTGGAAGACAACGGTCTCGCCGAAGGTGAATAAAGTGGACGAGTGTGGCATCCGTTACTCGGACTATCACAACACATACCGTGTTGTGGACGAGGACGACAAGGAGTCACCCGAGGAGCACGCGGTCGTACTGTTCGGCTAGAGCTGAAACGGCGGAGTAACACCTCTGCCGTCGCCCCGAGCACTGACCCTGTCGGGGCCTGATGAGGCAGGGTCGCACAACCCCCATAGGAGGAGATCATGAACAAAAAGCAGTTTTGGATCAACCAAGTCGCCGCACAGCGCCAGTGGATCGACGCGCACGGCGGGTGCGAAGCAGGCTATGTGGAACGCTACGGTTCAGCGTCCAATAAAAAGCACTACGGTGACGGTGGCGAAGCCATCTGGAAGGCCGACAAGGACGAGCTTGACAAGTGCTTATCGAGTGCTCGTCAACATGGTGCCCTCATTTAACATGAGATCGGCTGATAAGAAGGAGAGTGCCATGGAGCACATAACTGTAAGGGCCGAGCGAGGCTCGGCAATACTAGGTCGTCTTACCAAATTCTCCAAGGGCTGGCGGTTCTACCCGTGGACGGAGAGCCGTCGGCCGTCAACCCACTACTGGCCGACCGCCGAGGAGGCCATCCCGCGCTGGCTCAAAAGCGCAAGTTCCGGCTGGACAAACCAAAGTCATCCTGACGCAGCCCGAAGCCCATCCTAAGGAGGATGGGCTTCCAGATACGTCAGTATCAAAACATAGGAGGAGATCATGAACGACAAGTCAAAGATCATAGACAAGATCCAGAAGCTGCTGGCCCTGTCTAAGTCGCCCAACGAGCACGAGGCAGCGCTCGCGGCAGATAAGGCACAGGAGCTCCTGGCTACCTACAACATCGACGTGTCCGAGGTCGAGGCCGAGGAGGCCAAGACGTCGGTCATTAAGGACGCCGTCAAGACCAAGCGCAAGGCTTGGCAGCGCGTCGTCCGGGCGGCAGCAGCTAAAATGTACTTCTGCGAGTACTACTACTCCACGTATGACGTGGAAGCACCGCAGCGCAAGCGAGGCTTCGCGACGTACGACCTCCACTTTTACGTCGGCGAGCCTCACAGCATCGCCGTCGCCAAGATGATGTCGGAGTATCTGATAGCCACCGTCTGGCGACTAGCCCGCGACGGTTCGCGAGCATACCCCAAGCGGGAGAGGAGACGCTATCGGAACTCCTTCGTCATTGCCTGTACGTACAGGCTCCGAGCGCGGATACTGGAGCGCATCCGGGAGAGCTCCCAGACAGGAGTCACTACACACGAGGGTCGGAACCTCCCGGCCCTGGCCTCGCTGTACGACCAGACCCGGCATCGGAACCAAGCCTTCATCGAGAAGCACGTGGGAAAGCTGGGTGCTGGCAGAGGTCGGATGAGCGGCTCACACGATGCTGGTAAATTAGACGGTCACGAGGCTGGTGGGACTATCAGCCTGGACAAGCAGATCGGAGGTAAGTAGCAAGTCGAAACCGGGGCACCCCGCTCCGGTCGTCGTGGCCCAGGCAGCCACGGCCTGATGAGACAGCCTGGATAGGAGGAGATTATGTATTATGTTACTATGGACAGCGAGGGCGACCGCATCCTGGAGGATGCAGAGATCGTGGAGTACAGGACGCACTCCAAGGCCAAGGACCATCTCCTGGACAGCTTCTCCGAGGTAGAGGAAGGCCAGGAAATCGAGATCGTGTCAGGTCACTTCCAGAACTGCTGGAAGAGGGTCGAGCTCAACGGGATAGCAAGAGTGGACATCGATCCCTTCTGCTGGGACGAGGTCTGCATTCAGCATCCGGATAAACATCCGGGAGACAGTACATACTGGATAACGCCCGGACCGGAGGTCCTGGTGGCCAAGCTCGTTAATGTAGAAACAACGTCGTGGGAGGGTATCGTGAACCTTAACATCACCTCAACCACGGTCGGCCCGTTCGAGGACGGCTCCTTTAAGGCAGGCGTGCGCGTAGAGACGAGCGAGCAGACCTCGATCGTTTACGCCCGGCAGGGCCCGTTCCCGACCAGTGACGAGGCTCACCACGTAGCGCAGGCGTTCCTGCAGTACGTGTGCGAGCTCGTGGACAAAGCGCTCACAGAAGTAAGGTACGACAAGCTGATCGTGAGCTTGCTGCTGGACGACCCCCCGTCCGGCGGTGGCTAACCCGGACCCTAGTCGAAACAGGGGAGCGCTGTCTCCCCTGTCGGAGCGGGTTGCTCTCCCGCTCCCTGACGAGACAGAGCAGACCATAGGAGGAGATCATGTCCCTACACCGTAGCACTCAAATGATTCTCGACACCGTCTCCAAACCTTACATGGACGAGGGCGATAGGAGGGCACTTGCCAATGACATCTCAACGCGCCTAGACAGTGGCGACAGCGACGAGAAGGTTGCGGCCTGGGCCGCTAAGATAGTCAAGACATTTGAGCCGACGTAACCCTGAGCGCATCAAGAGGTGCGCTCTCAGATGCGTCAGCATCGTAAACCATAGGAGGAGATTATGACATCGCAATCAACCGAGTACGCAGCGACCCCAGAGCCGTGGAAGCTGCCACGGAACCACCCGTGGTGGTGCCCCAAGGGTGACCTGCTCCACGTCCCGCGCGCTCTCAGAAGAGCGAAGTGGACCGAGAAGCAGTGGGTGCGGCACCGCGAGGCTCAGCAGCGGAGACGAAGTGTGTCGTGGCATCGCACAGTCATCAAGACGGACGCCGCCATATTCGCGCCGGTCATCGCCCGAAAAGCCGAGAAGGAGAGGCGAGCGAAGCGGAGACTGGAGCGGCTAGAAATCAAGGCCGAGAAAGTGAAGCGTCGCCACCTGGAAACAGAGGAGGCCAATCGGGTCCTGGACTGCATCGCCACTCGGGCGACCACCGCCCATCGGATAGCGAAGGCCCTAGACCTGGACCAGCGAATGGTTCGTCGCGCAATACGACGGCTGCTGCGAGAGGATAAGATCGAGAAGACGAGCCCAAAGGTGTACGATCTCTGCGGACGTGGGCAGGCACCCAAGCCAGTACGGAGGAAGCGTCTCCCCAAGCGTCTGCGGCGACGGCACCTCTAGTCGAAACCGGGTCAACCAACCCGGTCGGTTGGATCTGACCTACCAACCCTGACGATGACAGGTCAAGACAACTATAGGAGGAGATTATGACGATCAAGAGACTGAGCCCCGAGATCCCTCTTGAGCAGGACTATGAAGGCAGGTTCGAGAACAAGCTGTGGTGCTACGCCGCCGTCATTCTTGACGTCCCGGCACATTGGAAAGATCGGTGGGGACTAGGGATAGCCGTGGCGGACAAGCCGGGCTACTTCCCGATCTCGGGCGACTACGCCCACGCCGATTCCTATGAGGTAATGATGGACCACGCCGACGACCTGAACCAGCAGCGCAGTATCACCCACGCGCAGTCGGCCATTATCATCGCTTCGACCATGGGTGGTCGTGGGGCACCCTCACCCCACGACAGGAGGCGAGTATGACGACTGACAGGAGCGTGTTTCTGCTGACGGGTTGGGGACGGTTCCTGGCCAACCACCTCTGCGCGTACAAGGAGAGGCAGCAGTACATCAAGTCCGTCCGAGCCGAGGGTAGCTGGGCCATCATGGCAGCCGACGACTACTGGGCCCTCCAGTACCAGAGGCTGGACTTCCGCATCAAGCGTGCCCAGTATGCCTTCGGTACATACGGACTCTCCGGGTGCATGTCCTACGGCAAGGATGGGTTTGTACAATGGAGCAGAGAGAGGATTGCCGAAGAAAACAGGGCTTCCTTCCACAAACACCACAGGATGAAGGCCCACCGAGCAGTCCAGCTCCTGCGAGAGCTCAAGAAAGGAGAGCTCATACTCCACCCTGCCACGGAGGTAGACAAGAACCGTGCGAGGGTGGAGACTAGGTACCAGGAGCTACCTTGCTAACAATTCGAAACCCTGGGCACACCTACCCCCAGGGTCATCCCAGTGTGAGCAGCTGGGGTCTGATGAGAATGCTCAACTAACTAACGGAGGAGAACATGAATTTCAAGGAACTTGCTCTTAAGCACGTTGTGGAGGTACTCTCCAAAAACCTCCTTACTCCCCAGACAGCCAGGAAACTCGCGGGCGAGAATGTGGACACCGCGATCCTCAGGAAGGCTCAAATCGTCGTCGGAAAGATCGTCTCGCGGCCTAAGCAGCGGCTTGTCACCATAGCGAAGCGAGCCGAGCGACGGGCGGCAAAGAAGAAGGTTCGCGCGGAAGCGGCGGCGGCCAAGAAGACGACGAAGGTCACCAAGGCCAAGAAGACCAAGGCCAAGAAGACGACGAAGGTCACCAAGGCCAAGAAGACCAAGGCCAAGAAGAAGAAGAAGAAGACCAAGGCCAAGAAGTGACCACTACGAATACCTATGCCGCCTGACGAGCCCCCTCGCTGGGGCGAAACCCGCTGGTCCGCCCAGGGCTGGCGGGTTGCGGTAGCACACCCGCTGTCCACAACAGATAGGGTGACGTAAAGACCAAAGGATCTACCGCCCAACTCCTCCTATGACCAACTAAAAAAGGAGGGACCCCGACCTGGGATCCCTCCTTTCTTTTTCTCTTTTTCTTCCTGGTCGTAATATATGGACGGCCAAGCCTGCCCTTCTCTACACCTCCTTCCCTCCCCTTACTTGTGAGAGTCCTCTCATAAGTCTCCCCCCCCTGCTGTATTGTTACTGGTAACGTAGCGTAAGGAACCACCTAGAACGAGGAGATGCGGATGAGTATGAACTTCGAGAGAGCCACCAGGACTATCGCTGACGAGCTCAAGAGCGATGGCTACACCTGTCGTCTAGATCAGGGCCACGATCACCCTCGCCTGTACATAGGTGCCAATGGCAAGGAGCGTTTTACCGTCCTCTCTCGCTCGGCTAACTACGACGAGAGCACCCAGCTGGCAAGAAAGTTCCAGGACATCCGGCGAGACGTCCTGCCCCAGCTGCCAACTCCAACTCCGCCCCCAGCCAGATCGGGTGGAGGCGAGTCACCCAAGACCAACGGGCCAGCGCTGGAGGCGGAGGTAGACCACCGCGTCTGGCCACTCAAGGTGTACGTGATGGGGAAGGGACAGCTGGTCGTCCAGATCCCCCGCGACGCACTCCCTAACAAGGGGTATCCAACCAACCTCCTGGTGGACGACGACGGCAAGCCGATAGTCTCACCCTTGGCCTCTCTGTTCCTGACAGTGGGAACTCCGGGCAACCAGTGTCTCGGCGTGATGTTTACACCCGACGGGGTCAAGCCATCCAAGGTACGAAACTCCGACCAGGCTGCCTTCATCTTTCCGAGGAGCAAGGTTCCCTTCACCTACACGACGCAGTCCCTCGGTCGGGGTGGTGCCATTAAAATGTGTGCGCGTCGCCGGGGAGAGACGCTAGTCTGCGACGAGCCTCTCCCCAAGGAGCTCCTCACGGATAGACCAAAGCAGGCCGGCCACAAGGAACACAGTCTGGAGGACGGAGGCGAGCTAAGGGAGATGCTGAACGAGTGGCTGCACTGGGCGGACAGACAGGGCCACGAGCCCAGGGTAGTCGTGGAGAAAAACCGAGTGGCTGTATCCATTACTGAGAGGACAGAGCGGAAGCTCTAGTCCACCATCGTCGACCAACCAAGGAGACACGGAAATGGCAAACAGGAAAGCAATCAAGACGAAGCTGACGAAGTCGGCTCTCGTCAAGGAGATCGCGAGCTACATACCCGAGGGTGCGACCGACCCGGTGCGCGTCACCAAGGCAGTCCTCGAGGGTCTGGGCGACGTCATGGAGAGGTCCATCCGACCAGGTGGTCTAGGATCGTTCATGCTCCCCGGCCTGGTCAAGATCTCGACCAGGGTCAAACCCGCCGTCAAGAAGGGCACCCTCGTGCGCAGGCCGGGCTCCAGCGACATGGTCCCAAGTAAGGGACGCCCCAAGTCCATGCGCGTGAAGGCCAGGGCACTGGCCCGGCTGAAGAAGGCAGCCCAGAAGTAACACGACACAAGGGAGAACCAGAAGTAACACGCCACAAGGGAGAAGTAGTCATGACAGTAGCATCCGCGCAGACGCTGCGGAAAATAAGACCAGTCCATCCCTTCGAGGAGAGGACCAAACACGACTCGGGCTTTACCTACGGTTTAGGCCCAGCGGGCTACGATATAAGAGTGGCACAGGATATTACCGTGCCACCCGGCTCGTTCGTTCTGGCATCGTCTCTGGAACACTTCGACATGCCACTGGATCTCCTTGGCGTCATTCACGACAAATCCACGTGGGCACGCATGGGTCTGGTTGTCCAGAATACGGTGATCGAGCCGGGATGGCGAGGACACTTAACACTCGAGCTTACCAACCATTTAATCACTCACCCACAACCACGGATAATCCCGGGAGGTACGCCAATCGCTCAGGTCGTGTTCCACCTGCTCGACGAGCCGACTACGCAGCCGTACCCACACGACGGCAAGTATCAGGACCAAGGAATAGGGCCAGAGCCGCCCCGGTTAGACCCCGTAAGTAGCGACTGAGCACCCTAGCTAGCAGCCCACCAGCGGCCCAAAGTTGGCCCTAGTGGCCCCCCCTACCCACCAGGCTCTAGTAGTGACCTGGTGCCCTCCTGAGGCCCTTGTAGGCATGGAAAAAGCCCCCGGCCGGAGCCGGGGGCTAGTTACAGGGAGGATACGTCTCTGGGAGAGACGTCTTAGACCCCGGATCGGCTCGCGGGGTCCGTTCCCGGGGAGGTACCCCGGAACTCGTCGGGTCTGCTACGCGGGCCAGACAGTCCCGTCGTTGAAAGGATCAGCGACGGTAGGATCAACAGCTGCGAGATCAGTCTCAATGGTGATCGCCGCGATCTTCGGCGGCACGGTGTCGCGGACGTAAAGGTAGATGTCCTTGGCCTTGAGCTGCGCTGCCGTCGCGTTCGCGGCCAGGTGCGAGACCCACAGGCCGGACACGGTCTTGATCGTCTCGATGCTGTCCCAGTCGGGCACCTGGGCGGCGATGCGGTTGACGCCCTCAGTAACGAAGTCTCTGCGCTTGAGTGCCTTTAGCTGGGCAAAAGTCGGTGGTGGCGTTGCGGCGTTGTTCCAGCGCTGTACGAAGCCCTGGAACGGGGAGATGTCGTCGATCTGCTCGTGCGGTTTACCATCGTTGAACTCGATCTCACCTGCGGTATCAAACCACTGAACAGCGTGGATAGTCGGATCAATACCAGCCATGCTAACTGTTCGAGCCTCGCCGTCGACGATTACGTTACCGTCGTCAGGAATAATCGTTATCCTAGCCATCGATAATTCTCCCATCGACCGCGAGTCGTTCCTGCCCGAGCTTGATCAGGCCGTCATTGTGACGAGTCATCTCGCTCTCCATCTTACGGAAGGTCGCCGTCATGACGTTAAGGGCTTTCAACTGCTCAAGGGCTATCTGCAAGTGGGTGGCGTCTCGCTTGGTCTGGTCATTCCGCAACAGCTCGATATTTTTATCAAGTGCTTCCGTGGCGGCTATCTGCTCGATCGCCAGGATTGGCCGCCAGGAGTCCTCGCAGGCCCACTGGTAGATTGGCTCACCGGTCTGGGCGTTCTTGCCGGCCATGAGCTTTACCCACTTGCCGCACCTGTCGCGGTGGGCTTTGCATGTCTCCTTGAACCCCGTGTACGGGCAGTCCGCCTCGTCAGGATCGCAGAAGGTATCGTTCTCTCTCATGGGGATTAGTCCTTGTTGGCGATGATGAAATCGACGAATTGGAGGTCGAGATTGCCGAGGTTGTGGGTGTGGCCGCCGCCGGAACCGCCGTCCGTGGCAGTAGTCGTAGACGTGCTTTGATTATTAGTCAATCTACCAGTTCCAAATAGTATCACCGTGATTCCATCAATGCCCGAACCACCACGCTCGACATGGCTATGAGCCGGTATCTGGCCAGTCGTCAGTGTGTGGCTGGCCGTCGCCTTGCCGGTGCCAAAAACGGTGGTGAAGGCGTCGGCGCCACCGGTCGTCACCGTGCCGGTCTGGAGTCGGATCGCCTTGTTGTTGTGCGTCGCCTGCTTGGTCCAGCCAGTGGGGGCAGCCGTCTGCTGGAACAGCATCGAGGTGCCGGCATCAAACGCTGCACCACCACCAACATCACCGGCTATGTGCCACTCTAGCCCATCGCAATACATCACCACCGCATCGAACTGACCAGACAGTACCTTGGTCGTCGCGCCGTCGATGAGCTCGGCACCGGCAGCGTCGACGGTGACGGCGTTGGCCGAGGAGTCCGTCTTCTTGACGATGGTGATAAACCCGTCACCTGCGCTCGCCACGGTCGGGAGCGTTACAGTGAAGGCTGCGGTGGTGGCATCCGCGTCGACTAGCTTGCCGTCGTCGGCGACTACGACGGTGTAGGCAGCGGTCTTGGCGAGCACATTGGAGTTCTTAGTTGCCAGGATCCCCAGTAAGGTTCCCTGCCGATAGGGAGTCCACCCGCTGCCATCCTTCCGTGCTACTAGGATCCAGGCCGTGTTCCCCACGTTCCTCTGCTTGAGGTCGTTAGTCGACTCGTCGAACCACCACTGGTGAGGGAACGTAGTAGTTGGCGACGTGGCCCCCGAGCTGTTGGTCACAAGCGCCTGGAAGTGGTCGTTCAGGTCGGCGCGGACTACGGCACCGGAGGCATTGGCGACGTTGAGGTCTGTTTGTGACATCCCCTACTTCTCCCTCATTTTTCTCGCGCGAGCCTGGAGCTCCTCCTCCCGCTTCTTGAGGTTTTTCTCGTACCACCTCATCCAGTCCTGGACTTCCTTCGGTAGGAGCTCCTCGCCAATGGCACTGGCCAGGAGGTACAGCGCCTGGGTCTCCGAGACCGGTGGCTTCGTCGCAACCCTGGGAAAGCCCGTACCCAGCGGCATAAAGCTCCCCCGATCGGACATCCACTTGTAGGTACCATTCAGGGGAAGGTCGCAGTCATCCGGTAGAACGACGTCGTCAGCACTGGGCTCATCTCGTCGCGTCCCGACTAGGTGATCATTTTCGTTGAGCACCGCGATGAGCACAGCCTCCTTGGTCTCCTCGGCCTTCTTAGCCTCCGCCCTGGCCGAGATGGTCGGCTTGGCTGACCGTAACTTCCTCTTCCTCTTCTTCTTCTCTATCATACCACCTCCTCGACATCCACACCCAGTGTGTCTACAAATACGTTAAACGCGGGATCGTTGGTTGTTAGTACGGCGCGGAAGTCGAAGCCCCTGGCCTCGAACTCCGCGCTGTCCAGTCGCTCGAAGGCACTGAACGTAGGGCTCCCACCCGGATCGTCGTCAGTGTGGCGGACGAATACCACCACGTCGGTCTCGGCCTGCAAAGTACCGTCGAAGTCCTCCCAATCGTCCATTGGATTGGTGCGGTCGTCTATGAAGTCCAGCACGTTGATGCTGGTCATACCTACCCGAGTAGTTAGACGCACCCGCTTCACCGTAACTAGGTCGAAGCCAGCGGCGAAGTCGTAGGTCCCAGTGGAAGTTATGCCTCCGAACGAGTCCAGATCAGAGAGCGCGTCGAAGTCCGGTATGTCGTCGAACAGCCCAATGGAGGTCAGCTTCAGGATGCCTCCATCCGCGACCACTCCCGTCTTAATACCGGTGAACGCAGTGTGCTCATTCAGAGAGTCAACGTTAGCAAACGCGAGGACGTTGGCCTGCTTGGTAGTGACGGACGCTATTGCGTCGGAGGGATTACCCGAGACGTCGAACACTCGCGCCAGGTAAGTGCCTGGCTTCAGGGGGAGCACGGCAGTCAGGTCGCGCGCGTGCACCGTAGTACCTATCGAGCTACTAGCTGACCAGGTAGCCCCCGTGAAGTCGGCCGAGTGTCGGAAGCGAACCTCGCCACCGAACAGTACGTCAAGCTCGGGCGGCTCATCCCATCGCAGGAACACCTGCCCGCCGAAGACCGAGATCGTCAGGCCAGTAAGACCGCTCGGGTTGGTGGACTTCCCGACGACTGTGTGAGCAAATATGATAGTCGCGGGACCCGGAAGAAGTCGTCCACCGACCACGAACCGGAGGCGCAGATCCAGGGTCTCACCGTCGTTGACCCCACTGATGATTACCTTGTCCGAGGTTATTAGATCCGTCTCCATCCGAGAGAACGGCTCGGCAGTGGAAGTTGGCCTCCCCGTTATCTCCACAGTAGGCGCATCGAACCTAGGATCGTCGAAAGGATCAAACTCTATGACTATCCTAGTCCGCAGGGACTCTCCAGGACCACGCACTAACACCGACTCGTCGGATACCACGCTCCGCACAGTGAGGGCCGGGATCACTGGCAGTGGAGTTAGATTTGTCTTGAAGGTGGGGATTGTCTCAGTGTCGGCGTCGAACATCGCCGGTCGATACGGTACCGCCACGACGCTGGCCCTGAACTCAGTTCCGGGTTGTATGGCAATTATGCTCGCGTCGTCGGTCTCCTGCCCGAGCAGACCGAACCCGAAGATCTCTCCTATCACTACCGTCGGCTGCCCACCCGTCGCCGGGATCGGCGTGGTGAGGACGACCAGCGTCTGCTCACCAGCATTTGTCACCACCTGCGCCGTTACCTCCCCACCAGCGATGGTTCTTATTGCAATCCCATAGTTGTTACCACCGACCATCGTGACCGGTTCGTCCAGCGTGAGGTCGGTGACGTTGTTGCTCCCGTCGACAGTCACTGCCTTGATACGCCCAGACGACAGGCCGACCAGGAGGACGTCGTGGGTTATGGACACGCGATCCCCGCGCAGGTATGTGAGGTACTCCATGTCCTGCTGGAAGGTCCAGCGCTCGGGCTGGAGCAGACCCTGGGCTATGCGGAACCGGCCAAGCCTCTGTATCTGATCCGGGTCCGTTACCCCTGGCAGCTCTAACCCCTCGAACTTCTTGGCATTGGTATTGTCAAAACCGTCGCGGAATACTCGCCGCTCGTCCTGCCGATAGCCCTCGTTCTCGTTCGGGAACCGAATGCGCCACCCGTCCGGGGGATCGATGAACGACTTCTCGGCTCGGAAGTCGAAGGAGTTGCGGGGCGTTATGTGACTCACGGGCAGGGCCTGTACCTGCTCTATCACCACCGACCACTTTCCGTCTATCTGACTCGGCGCGGCTCGGCCAGCCGACGCCACGTCGGCCAGCGTGTCCCAGACGCTGGAGGTGAAGTCCCGCACCATGTTGAACTTGAAGCTGCGGGATGCGTTGAAGACGTGCCAGGACTGCAGGGTTGGCAGGTCCAGTCTCGCGTCGGGTAGTGGTTCCACGATCCCGTTACCCTGGAGCACTTGACGATACAGGGACGCCGGGTTCTGGATCTGCTGATCCGGCACCCACGTGGAACCGTTCCAGTCCAGCCCTATGGTAGTGACTATCCCGGTGAACTCGTTCACGATCCGGTTTAGCTGATCGGTGGCCTGTATGCGAAGAGCCGTCTTCGCGACTGGTACCGCCGATACGATTGGATCCTCATCGGTGATCGCGCGGAGGGCCGACCACGTCACCTCGTCGAAGATCTGAGACGAGGTGGTATCAGAGGTCGTCCGGCGCGTCCGGATCTCGTACTGGCCTCTCTCCACCACTGCCCAGCGGAACCCGTGCCGTATAGCCGACGTCTTCTTCTGAGTAAAGGTAACAGTCTTCCCACTCACAAAGGAATTAGGTACGGTCTTGGCCGTAAAGATTGGGGTGAGAAACGTAACGTCGCCAACCTTTCGAAACTCTATCTCTATGGCCACTGACCGCGATACCTTCTTCCCTCGATCGTCGAACTCCACTAGACCCCTGAGGAATGTTATGTCAACGCTCAACTCGTCGGCGTCGGGGCCGGAAGTCCTAGTAACGAAGCCTGCCGACTGCTGGAGAAGTATTGAGAGGTTCTGCTGGTTTACCTGGTTGGAGTACAGGGTCAGCGGGGCATCCCCAGGACGGCCCTCCCGGTGCTCCGTCTCGACCCCCACGAAGTCTGTCAGAGGTGTCTGCCCAATCCTCAGCGTCGGAATGTCGAGCTTGAGAGGGCCGACACCCCACACAAACAGCAGGCGCAGGAACTGCTTGTCTCCGACTATCTCCGTGAACGGCGCGGCTCCGAAGGGAGGAGCCATCCTGTGACGACCGAGCACTACAGGCACGGGTCCGAACGGTCGCGAGACGTTGCGAGCACCCTCTATGAACAGCGTCGGTGAGTCCCTGGTCGTGGCTCCAGAGAGAGTCTCGATCTTCGGTGTGCGTATGGGTGCGATCGCGTTGACCAGCAGGCGTCCGGCAATGCTGATGATCGCCGAGCCGAGCACGCCCGAGAGGGTAGACGCTATCCCGAACGGCAGCCCCAGAGGCAGACCACCGATTAGTGGCAGGTTCTGAAAGATCACGCCACCGAGTGCCGGTCCGATGAAAAAGGCAGCCGCAAACACGGCCAGCATGAGTATGGTCCTCAGAGGGTTCTTCCCTCCTCCTCCACCAGCTGGCAGAACTCGGAACTCGATGTGCACGCCTGCCTTCGGGCGCACCCTCGGCCACCACTCCCGGGGGATGACCTCCCCTCTTATGAAGGCAATCGCGTGCTGGATCAGCATCGGATCGGGCTGTGCTATGTGAAGCATCTCCTCGATCGTTAGACCCTCAGGCATCCAGAGGACGTGACGCTCGATCCGGAAGGGATGAGGTGCTGCAGTGACCAACACGCCCTCATTCATAGCGGTAGATCCCCTCCAACCTCTTGGCCCACAGAGGACTGTAGAGCCGCTCTATGAAGATCCCGGCCTTCTTCTCCGCGTGCAGTACCCGCTGCTCGTCCACCAGCAGACCCATGTGTACCGGCCTTCTATTTATGAGAAAGAGAGCCCCGTCCATCGCCCGAGGGTGGCTCACTCGTCTCCACTCTGGTAGGTGACTGGAAACAAGCTGTCCAAGCTCTACGCTACCCCTCACGTCTGCCTCGTCGTAGCAGTCGACGTAGCTCGGCAGCTCGATGCCCAGCACGTGACGATACCCCAAGAGGACTAGTCCCCAGCAGTCCACCCCCTCGAAGTCCCTACCCCTCTCGACGAAGGGAACGAGGAGTATGCGTCCGACGAACTCTTCCAGCGTCATGTCTCTGCTCCGCTACTACTGAATGAGACCGGGGAACTCGGCCGGAGAGAAACTACGCGCCGGGAAGGGCTCCCGCGTCAGGTCCTCGAACTCCAGGTCTCCCCTGACCTGGAGTATGTCGTACTTGACGTTCGTCAGGCGCATGGTTGGGAAATCCATCTCGATAGTGTCCGGGTCAGCTCGGAGTACCACGGAGATAGTCACGCTGGCAGCGGTGGAGATGTCCCGGATGGCCTGGCCAATCTCCCGGCTCACGTTGTCGATCTGTAGCTGGGCGCGAGGAGGAGCGTCCTCCAGAGAGTCGGGGAGCTTTATCTCGAACGGGAACGCTATGTACTCCTGCGCATTCGACGTGACGTTTACCCGGTCGTTGACCACGAAGATGGGCTCGGCCAGATCCGCGTGATCAATCTTCAGCAGTATCAGTGGCTGGTCGCTAGCCGGTGACCACGCGTCGTCCTTCAGAGGCATCCTGCAAGACTCCTACTACGGCTGTATCTCCAGGCTCAGGACCCCACTCCACTTGCGACTGTTGATGTCCCCTCCCATGACGAGTGTCCAACTCGGAGGACCTCGGAACGCAAAGCTCACCGTGGCATCGGTCGTCGGGTCCTCCCAGTCAAACTCCAGCGACCCGTTCTTTAGCGTAGTGCGAAAGAAGGTGTCGAAGGTCTGCTTCTGACTGCCAGTGAGTACGATGGGTACCCTGACGGACCGCATGTTAGCCGCGAAGCGATTTCGCCGGGAGGGTGGACCAGAGTCCATGGGTGTTCGCACAACCGCGTCCACGTCGGTCTCGGTCATGCCAACGAACTGCTTCTGTGGTAGGGTGCCTGGCCACGCGGTCATCTGGAGACCACTGTCTGGGTCGAGCCAAACGTATCACGAATAGCGCGGAACGTCCGAGTACCAGGCCGCATATTGTCGGCCGTCGCCTGGTCTATGAACAGTCTCACTCGATCCAGGTCACCAATCCTGTCGGTCTGCTCCGAGACCTCGGAACCCGGAGGAGCAAACACCTGTATCTGCACGGTGGGACCACTGGGAAATGAGGCACCCTCCAGCCGACTGGAGGGAACGATAGTACCACCGACCCTAGGAATAAATAGCTCGGGTCCGGCCTCACCGACGATGCCCGGCTGTCCTCGACGAATGTTACCTCCGTGTTGGAAGAAACTGAAGCCACCACTGAATAGATCCTCAAGAGCACGGGTAAGTGGCACGGTTATGGCCAATCTTGTCAGGATGCGGATGATATCCTGGGCTAGGCCCTCCAGGATATCCCCCAAACTCTTCCCGGATACGATGGCGTCCTCCAGCGCGGAGGCGAACGTAAAGCCGAGATCCGCTCCCAGACGCTCCAGCCTCTGAGTCGAGTCGGCCTGCTCATCCTGGAGCCTGGTAACTTCCTTTATGCGATCCGACAGCTCGACGAGCGCTCTGTCCACCACCAGTATCCCATCCTTTCCCTCGCCAATGCGCTTAAGAGCATCGGCAAGGACTCCGGCCTCCCGAGCGGCGTGGACGGCCTCCGGGGCCAGGTCACCGAACCTCTTCTGTACAAGCTCCAGCTCGAAGTTAGCGTCCGCGAGAGCCCCCACCAAACCCTTTTGGATCTCGTCATTAAACTTACCCATGCCAGGAAAGGCTTGTTCAAAGGCCGAGCTGGTCTTGGTCACCTCGGTACCAAGATCCTTTACACTTCCTTTAGCAAGGTCCAGAGCTTTCTTGAGTTCTTCTATCTGGTCCTTGGGGAGTTTTCCAAAGAGGCTCTCGAAGGCAGGGTCAAGGAAATCCACTATAGTGTCTGCTATCTTTTTCAGATCATCCGTTATTCCCGCAAAAAAGCCCTTTCTCTGCATAAAGTCCTCTGCAGGCTTCACCCCCTTTATAAAGTCATAGAAGGCTTGTAGTTGCACCGCAGCCTGCCTTACGGAGAGACCAATGGCGAGCATTAATGCGGGGATTACGAAGAGACGTCTCAGGAAGATGACCAGGACTATGGCCACACCACGGAGTATGATAGCCAGGCCCAGGAGAGCAGGGCCAGCTATACCAAGAGCAGAAACCACGACGGTACCAAACCGCAGGATCTCTGGGTTGGTTGCACTCAGCTTACGCGCCAAGCCCGTCATACTACGCAGCATTCTCTCCGTGAAGCCTTGAAGGCCTGCTCGTGTAACAGAGAGGGCGGCACCCTCTATGGCAGACTTCAGCTCGACAACTGCGCCAACCAGCCCACGCAGCTGGATCTTCTGAATGCGCTCGGCAGTGCCACCAGCGTCCTTCAGTCTCTCAGTGAGCTTAGCAAGATCCTCACCTCGGCCAACCAACGCCCCAATCGCACGACCACCTCGGATACCAAAAACTTCTAAAATCAACCCCACCTCAGTCGCCGTAATACCACCCTCTAGAATTGCCTTCTCTATGTCTCTGACAATATCAGCAAGAGGACGGATGCGATCGCTGGTGTCGATCACTGTAAGGCCAAGCTTCCTCATGGCCTTAGTCCCCTCATCCGTGGGCTTGAGCATATTTATGATAGCACGGTTCAGGGACGTACCAGAAATTCCTCCTTGAAGACCAGCGTCACCAAGCAGTCCAATTGCGGCTGTTATATCTTCAATAGGTATCTGGGCTTGTTGCGCTGTCGTACCAACAAACTTCAGGGACTCGGCAGCTTGTACAATAGTTACGTTGGCAGTTGCCTGTACCTTTGCCAAGACATCATTGACACGTACTATTTCTTCAGCTTCCATCCTAAACTGCGTCAGGACATTGGAGGCGATGTCTGCCGCTGTTCCCAGATCGAGTTGTCCCGCGCTCGCGAGCTGGAGAACACCCGGCATTGCCGACAGGATCTCGTTTACCTCGAAACCCGTCTGAGCCAGGAAGGCCATACCCTCGCCAGCCTGCACCGCAGAGAATTCCGTAGTCTCACCCAGCTTACGCGCCTGCGCCGAGAGCTTTTCGAAATCCTTCCCAGTCGCGCCGGTCAGGGCAGCGACCCGGTTCATTGCCTTCTGGAACTGGAACGCGCTGCGAAGTATCCCGGCACCAAGTGCCAGCGCTGGCAGTGCTAGGCTGGTCGTCATCCTGCGACCAATGCCCTGCATCCTCTTGCTGATCCTGGTGAGAGAGCGAGTCATCACCTGGCGAACCCTCGCCAGGTCTCCGTCCAGCTGCTTGAGAGACGCTCGGATCGCGATGAACGCGGTGCCAAGCTGAATGCTAACCATGCTCTACCTACTCCTCGGGAAGAGCTATTACGCTAGCGCGACGACGCTCCTCCCACTCCTGATCCTGTCTTGCTATGAACCCCTTCAGCTGGTCCTCCGTAGCCGCAGCGTCGGGGGCCAGGTTCTTTACTAATGCCTCGTGCCGAGCAAGCTCCTGGGCTGCCTCCTCGGGAGACAGTTTGGTAGGTTTGTCCTTGAACTTGAGGAGCCTAGTCAGGGAGGGCATCCTCTTGGCTCGGTTCAGCTTTGCCATCAGCCAGGATCCCATCACGACCTGGTCACTCTCTCGCTGCACACGTCTAGCATACCCCTCTAGGTAAAGGGAGAACTCGCACAGGGTCATCCCCCAGAACTGGTCGGGTGTGAGCCCAGCCTCGTACGCTACTAGCTGGGCTCGCTCCCAGTTCCAGGGCTCGGAGGGTCCGCACTAGCGGCGTCCTCCTGGTCGCCTGGCGTGCTGGGCTGCGTCTTGCGCGCGAGGCCCTTCTGGAATGCCTCACCGAGCGACGCCGCTGCTTCGGAGATATCCCAGTCCAGCGCACCTACCTCCTTCTCGGTGAGATCCGGGTGGTGATGCTGAAGACCAGCCCACATGATGTAGATCAGATCGGACATACCAACGCCGGACAGACCTATACCGTCTGCGAGCTGCTCGAACGAGGTGAGCCCCAGGTGATCCATTACCATAGCGGTTGCGTTCAGGTCGTAGCAGAGAATGTATGCTGCTCCTCCCACAACAATTGGGGTATCTCCCCTGTGTGTGTTTCCCATGTTTCTTCTCCTTAACCGATCAAGCGACTGACCCAGACTAGAGCTGGATTATCGCACCGTCGACCGCCACCTCCATGGAGATCGTGACGTTGTCCTGGTCGGGGAAGTCTCGGGTCATATCCGTGATTACTGCGTTGACCTCCTCCTTCGCCACGCCCAGCTCCTGCTCCCGGAGCTTGATCTTAGTGCCGTTGCGCATCGCGGCTCTGAGAGCCGTGAATGCAACGTCGGTCGGGACAAACAGGTTCTCGAAGGAGTAGGTCGCCTCGTACCGACCAGCGGAGACCTTGCGCTCACGCGCGTCCTTACTCGACTCGTCGACCACGTCGTTGCTTTCACTTACGGACGCGTTAGTCTGCGACGCGATCGCCGCGAAGGTACCGGCCCCGTCCGTGTCGACCAGAATTAAGACATCCTTGCCGTTCATCATTCATCTCCTTATTTCAAGAAGGACACTTACTCGGTGGCTAACTATTAGCCACCAGGCATCCGCACGGCTGCCACAGTGAGGTCCGCACCGCTATCGCTATAGGTAACTTGAACCTTACCATTGCCGTCAGTGTAAGGTGCCAAAGGGGCCTTGACCCAACGTTCCGAGGTCAGTGGTATATTGATGGCCAAGGCAGCAAACGTCACCTTGCCAAACTTGTCGATGTCGAATGACGTCCGCTGCACAGCGAAGGTCACGGTCCTAGCCAAGGTAGCATTGGCGTTCTTGACGACGAAGAACGTCCGGTCACCGTTGATGTAGTCATCACCCCCAGCCGCTGCCGCCACGAAGGACGGGTTGAGGCCGGTCTCAGCGATGTCTTGTACTGCTTGGTTTGCCATGGCAATATCTCCTGGTTATGACAGTAGTATCAAGGTTCACTCATGACTAGGCGCACTGTAACTATGCGGCCCAGTGCGTCCTCCTCGTCGGCCTCTATCGGCCCAGTTACCACGGCGATCTCCACGGTGAACCCAGCTATGGTGATAGCCTGGCGATGAAACAGGTCTCGCACGCGCTCGGCTACGTCCTCCACTACCCCAGCGGACAGAGCGATATCCGCGAAGCAGCGGATGTCCCTGACAATCTCCCGACCAGACGAGTTCTTGGTATCCAGCGACCCGGGATCCTGCGAGGCCTCGCCCGTAGTCAGGATGTACGGGCCGTTGGTCTCCAGCGACACGCCCGATGGGATGGGCGTCTTGGTGAATATCGACGGACTGCCACCGAAGGTACCGAGCAGCGCTGTTAGCGCCGAGTCATTGACCAGTCGATCGAATAGGGCCTGGGTGATTGCACTCAAAGACCTGTCTCCGTGTTCTTGAGGCGACGGAACCCAGTGATCTCGCCGGTATCCTCGTCCATCTCGGCCACCAGAGCACCGAAGCCTTTCTTTGGCCCATCGTCGAAGGAACCCAGGAAACCGTTCAGGATACCGAGCAACCCAACCGAGTAGTCCATCGACTGAGACACGTCGTCCTTAACTACTCGGACCTGGACAGTCGGGTGTGTCATCAAAGCCTTACCACAGGGCACCCGATGAAGACAAAGGTCAGTGATGGCACTGCGGTCGTGGGCCAGCATCTCATTCATGAAGTTAACTAGCTCTCCCGCCAGCGCAAACCGAACCGACATTACCTACACTCCCGCTAAACCCTTGGCCAGGATACGAAGGATCTTTCGCCTCTGCTCCATCAGGGTTGGCCGGAGATAGGGGCGAGGCTTTAGAGTACCACTCCTGTTGCCAAACTCCAGTGCCGCTCCCTTCTTCAGGTCCGTGCCAATCAGGCCGATGACGCTATTCACGGTTGACACCACCCTCTGACGGATGGAGTTCTGCAGCTGACTAGTTATCTTCTTCGGCGGCTCGCCAGGGAGCGACGGATCCAGACCAATGATAGTACCACCGGGAGTGATCCGGGTTGGCTGCCCTCGGTTCAGCTTTTCCTTCACCCGATCGCGCACGAAGACTGTCGCGACCAGCATGTTCTTCTTCACCTCCTCGAGAGTCTTACGGCGAAACAGTCTCTTGTTCAACCGCAGTCGGAAAGGCTTACTAACTGCCACTCTGTATCTCCTGAGCTTGTACCTTCAGGAACTCGTCCTCGGACGGCAGGAGCAGGGCCAGGACCTCGTACTTGATACCACCGTCCTCTATCGTATCTCGGACCTTGACATCAACACCAAAGTCAAAGTACCAGACGTGTGTGACATCGGCCTCCTCCCGATCAGCCACGAAGCGATCCGAACCACTAGCAGCGTGTCGCCGACCCTTCGGGGTCGCAACCTCAGTCAGAGTAGTAGTGAAGCCACCCTGGCCGTCAGCCGTCGAGGTGTCTCGCTTTATACTGGGACTCCGGTTAAGGAGGTGAGAGATCCTACCCACTTCTACACCAAGTTGCGCCAGCGCTGCAGGCGAGCGGCTACCGACTCCGGAATACCAGTGTCAACTTTACCAGAGCCAAATTTGACCTGGTGGTCTCCCAGTCGCTCCGACTCTATGCGAGGATCCTGACCCTTCCGTCGGAACAGCGACACAACGGTCTCGATAACGTCGTTCTCCAGACTGTCCGGCAGCGTTACCTGTCTAGTCACCGTGTGAGTACCCGTACCACCATCCGCAAAGTCAAGAGCAGCACCACCTGGAACGTTGGCTACCTTGAAAATGGCACCAGCAGCTTCCCTGATAAAATGATCCCTGTTCACAGCCAGCACGACAGGAAGAGTACCATCGGTGCTAAACCGGACCGTGTCGCCATTCAGAAGCGCGCTGCCCGTAGCAGTGACAGTGTCGTCCGTAGTGTCCACATCGGTGGACAGGAACGTCTTGGAGATCCCGGTGAACGTGGGTAACACGAAACCAGCGGAGTAGTCGAACTCCCAGAGTGGCTCAAGCCGTCCAGTGCGAACGCGCTCTATCTCCTGACGCTCTATCAGGGTCTCGGAGAAACCCTCCCTGCGAAACAGGAACCCAGCCTCCGGGTCCTCTACTTCTACAGTGTCCAGGTCCACCGGGTCTCCGTCAAACCGTACTGCGTCGACCATCAGGATTGGTATGCGCGTGAGCATCATCCTCGGCGACCCGGCACCGCCACCGAGCTCACCCTTGTCGGCGCCGAGCTTCTCCGTTACCAGCTCGCGAGCGAAGACCCGGTCGGTGAAGTCTTCGATCACCCCCGAGGCTGCGGATATCAATCGCGCCAGAAGAGCGTCGTCCGCCACCCCGGTTATGCCTAGAGCTTCCTTGACCGTCGCCAGCTCGGTCAGGTCGCGGGTCTCCGCTGCGGTGCGTACCGTAATCAGGCTCACGACTTGGTCTTTCTCCCTCGGCGTGGCTTAGTGTCAACCACCCGGTTACGCCCGGCGTCCAGCATCCTGTTCTGCGGCCCCTTGGTACGATCCTCGTCCTCCAGAGACCAGCCCACCGGCTTGGCCTGACCGTTCCGGCAGTAGGTCCTGGCGGCGGTGGTCGAGAGGGGGACCCGCTCGCCTGGGTTGTACCCCGGCACGCGAACGATCTCTACCATTCTCTTCTCTACCATAAGATAGCTCCTACTAATAGTAGTTACGGCCACGCGGGGGCGTGGCCGCAGTGGCCCAGAGGGCACCACAGGAGGTGAGCCTGAGGCTTCCCCTATAGGGGGGCCTAGGGAGATGGGGGGAGGCACCCAGGACCCCACAGGCAGCCGACCAGCAGTACCCTCCGGGTAAGCTTCCCAAGTGATCTACGCGGGCACCTCGACGGCACCGCCGAGGATGACGTCGGACTTCACGGGCCAGCGTGGGGTGGTGCCAGCCGTGAGCACCATGGTCTGTACGACCCTGATGAACGCCTTGACGCCGGACAGGTCGACGTCGACCTCTGCCACGCCGTTGTCGGCCGCGATCTGGGCAATCGCCGCCCCGGTGATGTCCACGAAGGTGCCGCCACTGGTATCCGAATCCTGGAGCTTGGAGTCCAGGGTCTGCCCCGTTGGGGCACCAGTCGCAACACCGGTTGCAACGTGGAGTACGCAGGACTCGAAGCCGGTCCTGTCGATGGCCGCTCCGTTGATCACGGTGCCAGTATCGTCCGTCGGCTTCACACCGACCACCGGCTTGATGTAGGAGCCGACGTCCCGCATGCTTGAAATACCGTTACCCATAGTTTGTTCTCCTTCACAGGGTGTGGGGCCGGAGCTGAACTCTCCCCGGCCCCATTAGTTGCTTTACTCAGGACCGCAAGACTACGATCTTACGATCCGTACTTGACCTGCTCCATCACCGCCACGGCCTCACCGTGCGCCATCGCGAAGTCGAGATCGCGCTCGATAATGATGACCATCAGCCCGTGGTCGAAGGCCGAGATGGTGGTGCCAGTATCGTCCTCGAACGACGCCTCGGTGGACGCCTTGACGACGAGCCCGGACTCCTCGGCCAGCCACGCTTCGTTCATGGCCGTGAAGTAGATCCTGGACTCGTCGTTGCCACCGCCGAGGTTGTTCGGGATGTTGTTCGTCACCCACACCCGCTGACCGTTCAGGGTGGGAGTGTCCGCCGTCATCTCGCCCTTGAACGCGGGCTGGTCCTCGGTGTCGCGAAGGCTGAACGCCAGGAAGTTCCGGGTCCTCCACGACATGAACCACTGCGCCATGTCGATGTCCACGCTGGCGTCCGTGAGCTTCGACATCTGAGTGCGCAGGTCGTTCTGAACGTTGGTGAGGTTGATCGTGGCGTTGGAGTTGAACTTGTTCGCCGCGATGGCCCAGTTGAGCATGCCCTTCGGCTTGAACTCCGAGCCGGTACCCGAGAGGAACGTCGTGTCCTCCTCGTTGGCCATCACCCGAACCAGACCGTTGCGAACGATCTGCTCCGCGTTCTGGCCCGACCGGCGCAGGAGCTTCTGCGTCAGGGAGCTCTTGCCCTGGATGGTCTTCGCCGTGAAGACCAGGCTGCCCGTCCGAAGATTGGACGCCTTCCTGCGCTTGCCCTCGCCAACCCATCCGGCCGTCGGATCGGTCGTGATGCGTGGGACACGTAGGTTGCCCGACGTCAGATCGATCTCGATCGGACCCGCCTGACGCACGACCGCGCGGGCGCGGAGAGCGTCGATGAACGAGTCGGCCAGCTCGGACGGCACGAACACCCCACCCTCGTCGGCGGGACCGGACGACAGGACTTTCTGGACAATGTCGCCGAGGTCGTCGTCGTACAGATCCTTCGCTAGACGAGCCGCGCGATCCGGGTCGTTGTGGGCGAGGGCAATGCAGCGCGCAATGCGTGCCACGCCGAAGCCGTTGTCGGTCTGCTCCCGAAGCTTACGCTGGTCCGGTCCCGACAGGATACGGTCGGAGTAGGACCGCCCCTCGTCCTTGGCTTCCGCCAGAACTCGACCAACCTCCTCCTGGATGATGGGCTTAACACCCTTCACTAGTGCTTCCTGGATGATTGGGCCCAACGTCTCTAGGAGTCGGGCCCTCTGCTCTTGACTTAGAGGCATGGTGGCCTCCTTTCCTGTTAGTAAGTTCCCGTTACAAAAGACCGACCACGTGCACCGCGAGATGCCTTGATCGTGGTTCGGTAGCTCAAAATAGTCAGACTCACTGTTGCCAGTTTAATCTATGGCCCCAGTGTCCTTCCGAACTTGCTCGCGCGCACTGCTGCGAACCACCTTGGAAACTCTCTCTCGTATGTCATCGCCAAGGATATCACTTAGCTCCTTCGCGTCTACTTGCGAGAAGTCGATGTCGTCAACCCCGTCGCTCTCGTCATCCTCCCCGATCAGTTCGGCGATCACATCCTCGGCGGTCTCCGACTCAGGCTGTTCCTTCTCCTTGGACCGCTCTAGAACGCTTGACAGCAGAAAGACTACCCGTTGGATACGGTACTCGTCAGCTGAGGACAGCGCTTGTCCGGCCTCGTGGACCGCAACAGCCATTTCGAGTACTTGAGCAATCGGGTCAGAGAACTCCTCTCCGAGAGAAATTCGCACTATCTGACCAGTAGTAATCCACCGGAAGGCAGCGCAATCCTCGTAGACTTCCTCTCCGTCGAGCCGACCAACAGCCCTACCAACGACCACGATCTGATCCGGGTTCTCGTTGATCTCAGCGATGTGACGAGCCGCCGCCTCGGCAAAGCCTCGCATGTCCTTGACATCAGTGTCCAACACACGTGCCCTACCCAGGCTATCCTCGCGGCGTCGGTCCATGATGAAGCGCGCGAAGACAGGCCTCTCGTCGTCGAGCTCCTCCATGTTCTCGGGCAGGTCCGAGCCAAGGTCCACGGCCTCGCCGTCCACGATACGGAAGAAGCTCTTGGGACTAATCAGACGATCCACCGCCTGGTCCCACAGCTCCTCACCATAGGCTCCCTCCGCGATGAGCGAAGCCCTGTAGCCGAGGGAGATGTCCCGGAGCGTATCGTACAGCGTACCAGGCTCGTCCTCCAAGTCCTCCGCCTGCTTCAGTGGACCACCGATGGCCTGTACCTTGCAGTCGGCCGAGCTGGCCTCCACGTCGTTGGGGTTGATGCATATGGTCCTCAGTCGCTCGAAGTCGTCGGGGTCCTGCTGCCGCAGCCGCCAGAAGTTCCGCGTGGTGTCGACCTTGTCGGTACGGAAGTCGTGGTCCTCAGCCCACTCGAGGAACGCCTCCTTGGACTTCCACTTGGACTTGCGACCCGCGATGGTCTGGATGACAAAGCCACCCTGCCTCACCTCGTCCTCGTCGTAGATGATCTCCGACGCTCGAACGATCACTGCATCGTGGGCCTGCGCTCCTTCCCCACGACTGACTCGGACCAGCTCGATGTACTTGGCGTCGACCAGGAGGTCGTCCTCCAGCCAGGCCATGAGCCTGCCCTCCTCGTAGTCGTAGACGAAGATATCGGGGTGGTTCTTCAGGGGCTCGACGTCCACCCAGCGCAGCTCCGGTGGCTCGCTGTCGAAGTCCTCGCGGATGTGCCGGGCCAGGTGACGCCACACCCCCCGACGGTCTCCGTCCGGTATGTTCGCACCTCCGCGAGCTCCGTTCAGCACCGCGATGCCTGCCGTAGAAGCACGGAAGTTCACCGCATGTCGGCCGGACGCAACGTGGTGAGGAAACTTGAAGTCTCCCTTGACCAAGTCGTCGCGCGGCTTACTCTCGCGCCAGGCTGCCATTATGAGGAGGTCTCCCACGGATGCCTCTCGCACCTCGCGGCTCGCGCTCCAGGCAGCGTCGCGACCCTGAGCCGGTGTACCATCGGGATGAGCCGTCTGGAACGTAATGGGTCCCTTGCTAGTCAGCTTGACCAGCTCTCCCGTGATGGCGTCGTCGCTCTCCTCCTCGACTTCGTACTCGACTCTGGCATCGTCCATCTCGAAGATCAGGGCACCGTCGTCGAGCGTGACCAAATCCACGTCCCCCCGCTCGATCAGTTCGCGACTGACTTCCGTCCTCTCCGGAGGCTCGCCGGAGAGCGAGACGGCTCCCAGGCTATCTATCGTAAACGAGAGCTCCTGCGGCTCCTGACTCGGGTCATCTGGATCCTTGGGAGCCAGAACTATCCCCGGAGTCGTCTCCGCGATCTTCGCCAGGTTGGCCCGCGCTAGCTCCTCCTGCTTCTCCGGAGTGAGAGCCGTCGCGACAACTGTCTTGTCACCATCTGCCGCCCGGCGTATTTCCATCACGTCGTCCGCAGTGACACCCAGGCCAGCGAACAGCTCCTCCACGTTGGCCCAGTTGTCCTGCATGTCATCGAGCCAGGCCAGATAGGGCTCCATAGTGGCTCCGTCGCTTAGAGCACGCACCACTGCCTCGGGGTTGGCCGGTAGCGGAACGATGGAGAACTCGAGCAGGTCGATCTTCTTGAAGTCGATCCCCATGGTCCGCTCACCATCCTCGTCCTCCAGACGCTCGAAGTTGACTGGTATGAAGCCTATGGACGCTGCCTTCAAGCCACCGACCTCAACGATCCGAAAGATAGTGTCGGCAAACTCGAATACGTCTCGCTCGAAGAACTCCACATCTGCGTCCAGAATGCCATCCCCGCGCTCGATCTTCGGAGACTTGCCAATCGGTGGCTGACGAGCGTCGTGAGCGAACAGCACTACTGGGTTCTTGCGGAAGTTCTTGAGCTGAATGCCCTTTGACCGTATAACATCGCCATGGCGGTCCTTGGTCTCCGTAGAGATACGGAAGCGGCGGCGTCGAGGGTGAGATTTCTTGTCATCTTCGTCATCACCTCCGCCTCCTCCCTTCTTTATCTTCATCACATCCGCGATGCGCGGGTGCTGGAGGAGCACACCCTCCAACTCGTCGGGTGTCTCGGTCAGGAGCTTGCGGGCACTCCTCTCACCGGTCCACAGACGACGTCCGGTAAATACCTGTAACTGATCCTTGTCCTTCATCGGATAGGTCCTTTCATAGTGCAAGGCCAAAGCTGCTGATCTCTCTGTCTCTCGGAGAGCCCGAAGCACAGCGCGCTCCTGTACCTCAAACCCCTGCCGAAATGCGTGGCGAAACCTCCGCTCTATTGGTATGCGAAAGCGCTCCCCTGCCTTCCAGAAATGAGCGCGACGTTCCTCTGTATCAAGATTCCTAGGCCAAACTACAGGAGGAGTACCACCTCTCTCCTCACCTGGAGGGTCAACTTCAGTTTGACCATCTTCCCATACAAACTTGTCAAGCCGCCCCTTCAGCTTGAGCTGTTTAAATGACACCTCATAAAGTCCAGCCAGAGACATAGACAAAGTCGTATCTACACCAATCAATTCTACTTCAGCAATCGTGACTTTTCTTATAACCGGACGGCCAAGTATTACATCTACCTGTATCTGATCTTCATATACATTAACGACACGGAATTGGCTACCACGCTGTAGTAACAATTCAGATTCCTCTTTCAATCCGAGGTCACCGGGAAGAGTTCGTCTCCTTCTTGCTCTACTGCTGAACAGCTTACCCGGACTAACAAAACCTGCGCGTGAATTCTTTGGCACCAGTATCTTATAGAGGACCCTATCTGCATCTACCTTAGTTCGGCCAGCCACGAAAATTTCTGCAACAGTACGATCCAATGACGTAGATGTGAAGGCGCGGTGCTTGAACGTTCGGCCAATAGCGTCGATCGGTTTACTAACATTAAAATGCTTAGTAACACTCCGACCACCTCGCCACGCTACGACATTCTCGGGTACGCGAGTCTTCTCAAGAGCCTTCTCAATAGCTCGCCCCTCTTTCGTTAGTATGCGAGAACGGAGGTCACTATTAATCCCTCTATAACCACCTCCTGTATAGCTATTTATTCTCTTAAATTCCTGTCCCGTTAGATCTTCCGCCCATTTTTCATAGCTCTTTTTGGCCCACTTCTGAACTTCTGGATGTGGTCTCCTTGGCTTCTCATTTATTGTGAATTCTTTCGCTGGCTCCCCAAAGCAGCCAGGATTGACCGTGCAACTGTCGTCAACCTTTGGAACTGAGATAGTCGTGCAGCGACAGTTTACCGACTCCTCCGCCGTGCTCATTGCACCAGGGAACGGACCGATCGCACCGCTTGGCGACTCAAAGTTGTCATTAACAGGCCGGATCTGACCATCCATACCAGTAGCAAGAGCGTGAGTGTCTCGGACCTTCGGGTCCTGCGTACTCAACCACTGCTTACCCTCGAAGCCAGCCTGCTTTGTAGCAGCAACTTGACCCGAGTTGAGGGCACGCACAGACTCGGTCCTAGCGATGACCAGAGAGCGACGCCCCTGAGCGTCGGCATACACACCACGGACCCGGCGAGCCAGCTTGTTGATCCCCTCCCCGTTCTCAAAGCCCTCTCGCAGAGTGGCGCGCAGAAGCCCCCTAGTCCTATTATTGATACCAACTATCTGACTACCCGACTGCTCAGCGATGAACTGAACCACGCGAGGGTCCTTCAGATCAAAGTCTATTCCCAGACCCAGCTCCCTCAACCGCCGCTGTCCCGACGACCTTATGCCCTCGCTAAACTCACCACTGGTCGCCTTGTCCAGATCCTCGGCCTTCGACGCGTTGGAGATGCTATTAGCCTTATCGTCGTCGCTTTGTTTGACGAGTAAAGAAAAATCCACCATCGTTCTACAGATTAGGAAAGACGGTAAAGACGTCGACGTCGGAGCGCCAGTCGCCACTCGATAGCACAACGTGAGCCTGCAATTCCCACTGCCCGCGCTCGTCCAAGTCACCTTCAACGGTCACGTACCGCATCTTACCATCGAGACCATCCGTCGTGAACACCGCTGCCTTGGTGACCACCTCACCTCTCGACTTCTTGAATATGATCTCCTTGGTCGTGGCTGCAGAGATATCCACGACCACGCCGTTGTCCTGGACCTTAACCTCAAAGACGGTCCCTATATCGTTGAGATGGATTTCATTCGCAGCCACTGTTCAGAGCTCCAGAGTAGTGTCCCGTTGTTGGTCGATAGAGAGTGCGGAAGTTAGGAGGCGCGTGATCTCACTCGTTATCCGAATGAGATCAATTATGGCACCAATCCCTACACCAGCTTGGATCAACGCGGCGAGTATCTGTACCCCAGTTCCCACGAAGACCTGAGTGCCACTACCGACCTGCGTAACAGCAGCAAAGGTCTGAACACCAGCACCCTCAGCGCCCGCTGGTGTGTGAACTCCCGCACCAGCCTGTAGAAGAGAGGCTAAAATCTGGATACCAGTCCCCGCATACTTCTCAACGCCCACGCCACTCTGCAACAAAGAAGCCAAGTTCTGAGTACCGGACGCAGAGATTGTCTCAACTCCCACGCCAGCCTGGAGCAGCGCAGCCAGGAGCTGCACTCCTGCTCCAGAGGGCAGCATCACGCCCACACCCGCCTGGAGCAGTGCAGTCAGCGTCTGCACCCCCGTCCCCGTAAGTATTTCTATCCCCGCACCTGCCTGAAGCAGTTTGGCCAGGGTCTGCACCCCAACCCCGGAGGGCTGCATAACCCCGACGCCATTTTGCAGCACAGGAGCTAAATTCTGAACCCCATTTCCAATAAATTTCTCGACACCCACCCCGGCTTGGAGCAACGCAGCGAGAGCCTGAGCTCCAGTCCCAGAGGGTTGCATTACACCAACTCCGGCCTGGAGTGTTGAGGCTAAAGCCTGAGCACCAGTCGCGGTAAATTTCTCGGCACCCGTACCCGCCTGGAGCAGCACGGCCAGTACCTGTGCACCCGTACCCGTGAAAATCTGAACGCCTGCCCCCGCCTGCGTCAACGTCGCCAGGAGCTGAACTCCTGCTCCAGAGGGTTGCATAACTCCCACACCCGCCTGAATTAACGCAGCCAGGGTCTGCACACCTGCACCTTCCGTTGGTACCTCCCCAACACCATCCTGGGTGATTGAGGGTAGGACCAACGCCCCGGTTCCACTGGGCAGCATCACCCCCACACCATTTTGCAGCAGCACAGCCAGAGTTTGAACTCCGGTGCCAACGAATATCAGCACACCGGAGCCAGTCTGTACCAAGGCAGCTAGGGTCTGCACACCCGTTCCAGAGGGCTGCATCAACCCCACGGCGGATTGCAATAATGCGGCGAGAGTCTGAACCCCAGTCGCAGTAAACGTTTCTACACCTGCACCAGCCTGTAGCAGTGAAGCCAGAGTTTGGGCACCCGTACCCGTGAAAATCTGAACTCCTGCCCCCGCCTGCGTCACGGGAGCCAGAATAAGAGCGCCCGCGCCGGAGGGTTGCATTAGGCCGACACCAGCCTGCGCCGTCTTGGGCAGTGCCTGCGCGCTAGTCGCCGTAAACTTCTGTGCACCGGTACCCGCCTGCGACAGCGAGGGAAGAGTCTGGACCCCCGTGCCCGTAGGAGTAACCGGCGACTCAATCGCTATGGTGCTACCAGTGAGCTGATCCGAAGCGTGGGTGAAAGCAGCGGTACCCGTCGCACCCGCCGGATTGGGACCCGTCTCCCGACTGACACCAAAACCTACTCCGCCCATCCCTCCCGTGACGCCCTTAGTAATCTCCGTGGCCTGCGTGGCAGTGACTTCGTCTACATCAACGGTGATCGAGCGGATGACAAGAGTCTCATCCTCAGTGGTGGTAACATCCGGTGCTACGCCGTTGGCTTGCACGGCGCTAGCAATCCCGTCTACATCAATACCGAGGGTTCCGCTCGGAGAGGAGACGCGAACGACAGCGCACCAGCTTTCCTCGTTGTCGGTAGTCAGGGTATAGCTTGCAGGCTCACTAGCCCCAATCTTAAACCAGCAGTGATGCCTCTGGTTCGTCCCCTCCGTCTGACTGTGGATCTCAATCCACGAGGCGTCGATACCCGTGAAGTCGGGATTGTCATCCTTTCCTGCAATGAACAGATAGAGATCACCATCCGGTCTCGTGGCGGGCATGTTGACCGTCAGAGACGTAGCATTTGCCGTATTTTGTGAGAGGGTTACGCTCTCAAATACCGGGAGGGACACTCAAGCCTCACTCAGAAGGAAGCCACGCGCTAGTGAGCTCCGTGGCTTCAACCTTGTGCATCCTACGTCGCTTAACCCTCCGGCACGGTCACGGTCCACGAGGTCAGCGAGACCGTGGCAGCTATGACGATTGCCAGCGTGTTGTAGTTGAAGTCCGCCCCGGAGGTGCCAGCCTCGCCATCGATGAGGTCATCTAGCGGAGTGGGAAAGACATTGGAGGACGAACCCCGCAGCCAGCCCAGCGTGCCAGTCGCGTTGGCGGAGATATCATCCGCCACCGCCCCTGCCGTTGCGATGCCACCGGGTGCCGCATCCACTGCGGCTCCGAAGGCAGGGGTTGCCAGGTCGTGCTCGAACAGGATCGTGCCCACGGGGGTCGTGTCCGGATCCGCGACCTGCGCGCCCGTCCGTCCGACAAGAATACCGTCGACGGTGCCCGTGTCGAGCTCGTCCACGGCGATGTCGCACATCTTGATCGCAATGACGTTGGCGATCCGGGTGTTGAGTGCCATCAAAATCTCTGCACTACCACTCGGGAACGGATCCACGGCGCTCGACCCGGCAGCGCGCTCCTCCTCCTCGCCAGCGTAGATTGGCCAGTTCAGCTTGACGACCCTGTGCTCGGTGCGCCGGTGGCTCTTGTCCAGTCCGTTCTCCTTGCGCCACTGCTTACTCAAAGTAGTCTCGATCTCGACCAAATGGGTGCCCATCGCTCGACCACCGACGACGATTGTGCCAACCTTGCCAGGGATGTGCTTGCCGTCGGGCGTGATCGCCAGCCTCTTAGCGAGCTCCTTCACGTGGGCCGCATCGGAGCGCGGGGCCAGCTTCTTCAACTCGACCTCGAACTCCTCGAGGGCCGACGGTCCCATCCACCCCTTGATCGCTGGGACGAGATGATCGAACTCGTCTCCAAAGGGCAGGTTAGACAAGCCCTGCAGCACCCACTCGCGGCCCATCGTGGCAATCTTCGGGCTCCGGCGCGAGAAGATACTCGGTCGGATGAATTCACCCGCGCGAAACTTAGCCGCCTCGTCGAGTGTGGCAGTGTCCAAGGCACGCATCTTAGCTGTCATAGTCACTTCTCCTGCTATCAACCCACCGATGTCCAGTGGGTAAGGTTGCGGATCATCGCGCTCGGTCAAACGACCGGCTGTGATGTCTAGTTAGTAGGGACTTCCTGCTTCGGTTCCCTCATCTGCGGCTCCGGGATCACTGGGGCCTCTGCCGAGAAGTCGCGCCACCTGTCCGCCAGGCGCCGACTCCAGAGCTTGGGCTTCTCGGCTTTGAGGAAAGCCAGGGTCTTGTCGCAGAGCTCCCTCGTCGTGTCAAAGTTCGCTGTGTCCTGCGCCATGGTGTATTCCATCAGCTTCGCTTTGCAGCGGTCTACGACTTGCTGCTGTGACTGTAGAGAGATTGCCGCCAGCCCGATGTCTTGCTCGGTAGCCGACGTAAAGAAGCTGATCCCCTGAAAGGCAGCTGCGCCGAGGAACTCCTTGCAACCGCTCAGGGCTACCAGGCATATCATCAGCAGCAGGAACTTACGCATCGTCACCTCCTAACGCTGACCAAGAGCGGTCTAAGATCGCCCGGTAAAGAGGCCAGTTGCTCTCGTTCTCGAAGCTGTACCAGTGATCGCCGACGCTATTAGGGTTGTCACCCGCCAGATCCCATCCGTAGAGCTCCCTCATCGTGCTCCGGAAGTTCGCGTCATCCAGTGGCAGGTCGATCCAGTTGGTCGGTGCCAAGGACCCGAGAGGTGTGTTCCCAACGAACTCACCACCGAACCCCGGCGCGAAGCGACCTAGCTTGTTCAGCACGTCGTCCGTCGCCACGTTTACCGCGAAGAACTCGATCTCACTCCGCCTGCGAGCTACCCTAGCGGCAGCATCTAGATACTCAGCACCGTTTAGGAGCAGGACCCTGGCTGCTGGTGCGCCTAGGGACAGTGCCTCCACCACTACTCTCGAGCCCAGACTGTGACAGACGATGTCAACCGGCTCGGCAAAGCGACGTAACCTGTCGGCAACCCTGAGGGCCTCGTCGCGGGCGAGATCCCAGGCCCAGCGATACCGGTTCCACCTACCGTGCCTCCAGGCCCACCACACGTTCCTCCGGGTCAGTGGTACGGAGAACCAGGCGTGCCGGACGGTCGGTACTTCACCCAGCATCTCCTCCCACCGAGGGAAGGTATAGTTGTGAGGATTGTCCCTTCCCTCGGCGTCGGGATCGTACTGAAAGCCGTGGACGAGAAGTACCGAGTTGGACAGTCTCACGTCTTACTTGCCGACCTTGGAGATGCCTCGTGACACGACGTAAGCCGCTGCGGGACCGAAAGTCGTGGCAGCAAGCTCGGGGTCGATGTCGATCCCAAAGATCTCCATGATGGCACCGAGGCTCATGGCAATCATCGTCACCCAAAATTCGGATGTTCTTACTCCGGGACGCTTCATTTCCCAAACTCCTTTTCTTTAGGGTTAGACACTACCTGCCAGCAGGACGCGGCAGGTCACTGGAGGTATTGGGACTCCTCCTACTCGATCCTCTCCCACCAGAACCACTGTCCTGGCACGGACCATGCCGTCCACCTGTACGGGAGACGCCTGCAGGCGTATATGCCTACGTTCTCCACGGGGTCGTCGGACAGTGGCAGTGGGTACCTGTTGTCCAGTATCACGGTGTACTTGCTGGTGTCCACCGCGAGTACCGCGTGCGCCACCCACTGCTTCCCACCGACGGTCTTAGTGGGAGCGTAGCACAGCGCGAGTCGCAGGCAGCCCCTGGGAACCCCTCTATTAACGAGCTGGTATGCCTTGGCAGCGGCATAGTCCTCGCAGTCCCCGATGCCGCTCTCAGACGTCAGACCCGGCACCTCCCAGCGATCCTCCTCACCGTGCTGCTGGAAGTCGGTTCGGTACTGCAGCTTACTCTGGACCTCGCGCTGAACAGTGTCCATGCGCCTCTTCAGAGAGATACCCAGCGGAACGCGACAGGCCGTAACTTTCCGGTCCACCCACCTGGGCAGCCTCGGCACGAGCCGCATCCAGCCCAGGGGTGGTGGGCAGCGCCCCAGCCTCTGAAGGTGCGAGGCAGAGGGTTCCAGTATCGTGCTCACTCTCGCCCTCCATTGATCTCTCGCACGATCCGATCCTCCATACTCTTCAGGTCCTCCTTCATCTCCCTGCGGTAGGACGTGAGACCCTCCCAGATGCGGCTGCGACCCTCGCTGGCCTCTCGGAAGCCCTCGCGGATGTCGCTGCGAAACTCGTCCTCGAGACGGTCCATCCTGCGGTGAGTGAAAGCGATGCGCCTGTGCACCTGAGCCCACGCACCACCGACCATCGCAGCCATCGCGCCCACGATCCAATTCCACAGATTGTCTGGCATCGCTTACAGCCTCAGCAGGAACTCGTTGGCGCGGTTGACCCAGCCCTCCAGCCAGATCAGCTGGTCGGGACGGTGCTGTACGAAGTCGGAGAAGCCCTGGTAGCGTCGGGCGAGTAGCTCCCTGTGGGTCTGCCGCCAGTGCCGACCGTTGACGGCCCCAAGTGTGATGCTGCCAACTATACCATCCGTGTCAACTCCGACGACACCCTGCAGCCACCTCGCGGTGCGGTGGCGACCATGCAGCACACCGGAGTCGGTGACCAGAGCGCGGAGCTCGGGGTGCACTATCTCGCCGAAGCGTGGCCTCTCGACGTATAGCTTCTCGTAGATGTCTCGCGCTTCCGCCTCGGAGAGCGTCCGTATGGACTCCCGGCACTCATCCTTCGTCTTGGGTACACAGCCTCCTATGTACTTCCGGTACTCCACCAGAGCGGGGACGGTGATGCCCCACCGCGTGGGACCGCCTCGGTCCTTGGGGTGGTCCGTGAAGCGGCTGCCCTCTCGCCTGAGAATGTCACCTACGACGTCGATGGCCACAGCTAAGTCACCCACTCCGTAGGCATCACCATCCTGAGTTTGCTCTTGTCCAGGCCCTTGCCCGACGCCAGCACGCAGCTGATACCGCCAGGCTTGGTCAGAAGCAGGGTCCAGGTGCCCTGACTCGAGGAGGCTAGGATCTCCAGGAGGCCATGCTCCTCCATCATCTTGACTTCGATCAGCTCCTCTTCGTACTCGGACGCCAGGCGATTGAGCATATCCACACGGTCAACGCACAGCATCTGCGCCACTGCGGGCGTGGCTGCACTCGCTAGGAGCGACAGCACTATCGCCAGCGCTCCTAGCAGTCTAGTCATGCTCACACTCCAAACATCTTGAATAGGCAGCCGTAGCGAGTTATCCAGGACCGACCTTCCGGGTCCTCGCTGGGATAGATGATGTTTACCACCACTTCCACCGACATATCGTTAATCTCAATCACGATCTTGTTCCCCACCTCCAACGGTGCCGCGACCTCGTGTGGAATTACCACCGCGTCCACAGGACCGCAGCAGCTCTGTCCAAATCTAGTCTCGTACTTCACGATGAAGGCGTACTCGCCGTGGGCTCTCGCCACCTCAAGTCGAAGGATATACACGGGAATGGCTACCATTACAACTATGGCCATCCTAAAGAGGAATATCACCCTTGTCTCCTTCCTAGTAGCAAGCGTCGCACATGATTACCGTAAGATCATAGCAGAGAAACATGGTGCCACACCTTAGACACCTCCGATGCCAAATCTTTTGTTTTTCATTTGTGCTCGCGATCCTCTTTGACAGACCTATCATTTTGTTGCGGATCGCACCGTCGCCACGCCTGAGTATTGGCACCATTTGAGATACGGTTAGACCCTCTGCCTTCAGTTCGGACAGCCGTTTCAATTCCTCCACTGTCCACCGGATCCGACGACGACGCGGTAGTTTTAGCACAGCAATATGGTTACTGACAGCGACCTCGGTGCGACCCATGATTACCGAGATTTCCGGTACAGTCTTGTGCTCAACATTCCACATCTGGGTCAAGGAGTCATTGTCTATGTCAAGCCAGTCTGCCATGTGGGATTACTTCGCACTACCCCAGAGTGAAACTACCACCTGATAATTCTACCACTACAATACAGCGTAGCAGGCTCTCAGGACTACAGCTCCCCCGGTGGTTCGAGGTGGTCCTCCGAGCTGGACTCCTTACTTCGCACGCAGCAGTTCAGCATATCGATGGCCTCGTATATCCGATCCCAGTCAACGTCGTAGTCCTCGTCCTCCAGCCAGAAGCCATAGATCAGCAGCGGGTGGTAGTATCCGCTGTCAACACTGGGAGTACCCGTCGCTGCCATCCCCTAGTCCTCCGGCTCCTCATCCTCCTCAGGGGGCTCCTCGCCACTGAGAGTGGGTTGCATGAATAGGTTGGAGGGTACCGCGTGGACCTTACCATCGTCGTCCGGCAGCGGCTCCTCCCCGGCCCGCGCCCTGATCTCGTCCGCCTGGAAGGCCCAGGGTGCGGCCTTGATAACGGACAGCTCGAACTCCCTGTCGTCGGGGACCGGGCTGTCGAAGTCCAGGATCAGGCGCTCGTCGAACTCTGGCACCAGCGACTGCTGGAGCACCGCTCGGCGAAGCTCCAGTCTCGGAAGGAGGACGTGCCTTGCGTACAGCACCTCCGCCATCTCGATGGTCGCGCGGTTGGAGTTCTCGATCACGCCGAGCATCTCCGGTGGTATACCATACACCTGGATTATGGTGTCGCGCTGGTTCTGCAGCAGCGGGATTAGGCTCAGCTCCTCGAAGGTATTACCCAGCCTCTCGATCTTGAACCTGGTCCGGAGGAAGTGCACGAGGCCCGCACCCTTGGTCGGGCCTCGCAGGCGACGCTGCCAGTCCTCGCGGACTCTCTCCAGCTGCTTGGACTCTATGGAGCTCCCACCCTCGCTGTCGGGCATCGCCAGGAACGGTGGGATGGAGTTGTTCTCCAGCCGGGTCCGGATGGTGACGGACGCGGCCTCGTTCGCCTGCAGCTCGTCGCCTAGGGAGCGAGCGGTACCCGAGCCTCGGCCGAAGGGATCGCGAGGGTTGGGGTCCCGGTAGTAGATCACGTCCTCCTGCGGGATCGGCTCCGGAATGCCCGACCGCCCGAACTGCACGTCGTAGAATGGGCGGTCCCGCGTGGGTAGCGAGCGGACCCAGTGGGGTGGTACTGGCAGCAGACTGGTCACCACTCCCTGGCGAGTGCGCTCGCTGACCAGACGACTGGCCCGCTCCTTGAGCTGGAACGCCTCCCCGACCAGGTCCATGTGCGCCTGAACCAGCTGGCTGCTCGTCGTGCCAGGGAAGATGGGGGTGCCAGTGTTGATCAAGTCTAGAAGCGGGTGATCCTCTATCTCCACCAGCTCGACGTCCCGCCGAAGGGACACCTCCCTCATCAGGCGCTGGCGCGAGCGGTGACTGCCACGCTGCAGCCTCGAGACGCGAACGGCTCGACCCCCCGCATCGCGCACAAACATCAGTCGCCAGGTCGTGGTGGCAACCGAGTGGGAGACCTTGTGCACCACCGCGCGCAGCCAGGGCATCCGGCTGTAGGCATCCAGCAGCTCCGCCGTCGATCGGAGCGGGGCCGTCCCTATGCCAAGCGTCCCTCCCCCCAGGACGGCCGACAGGAAGTCGTCGCTGGCGGCGCGGACGTGGGGTGGGGCAACCTGGTAGGCAAGCCAGCTGCGGAAACCGTCCAGCACGACTCGCGAGCCCCCGTACTACCTGAACGAGTTGAGGATGACCCAAACACGCTGCCGGACAGCCTCTGCCCGCTCGGCTCCGATGCCGACCAGCACCTCGTCGAGCGACGCGACGGCACCGTCTACGCGCACCCGCTTGGACTTGGCTGGTGGCCTGGCTTTGGCCTTGGCCTTGGTCTGGGTCTTAGGATCGGCCACGGCCAGACCGTGCTTGGCAGTGGGCTTCTTCTTCGTCGGCTTAGTCGCCATGGTTAAGATCTCCATCTGTGTCGCTGCGACTGCGACGTTGGGGGTTAGCCAAAGGCATGGAACACCGCTGCCCAAGCAGCCAGTGTCACTATGACGTGCAGCCAATTCCTAGAGGTGGGCACCGCGGATTACCGCTTGGGTGCGGGCCGGTCTCCACCCGTTGGGCGCGGGCCGGTACCCGCTATCGCTCGGACGCTCGGAGCACCCGCGTCGGGTGGGTCCTCCACCTCGGGCAGCACGACGATCTTCTCGCCCACCTGCTCCAGACGCTGCTCGTCGATCCACTCAGGCTCAGGCTTCTTGCTCACCTCGTGACAGCGCGGCTGGATCAAAGCCTGACCGCACCCGGTGATGTATAGTAGGCATATCCGGTCGCGACGCCCTCGTAGCCGGTGAGCAGGTCCCTGTACTTGCATCCTATCTTGATCATGCCGATCTCCTAGTTGATTAGTTGAGGGGGCCGATAGGCCCAGCATACTCCCGTACCTCGTGTGGCTTGCCATCGATCGGGTGAAGGTTGACACTGCCACACTTTGGACAGTGGAGGTCCGGTGAGCCACGTCTGGTGACGCACCGTCCGAAGGTGAACTTGGAGGAGCAGCCAAGGCAGCACCAGGGCTCGTCCATCACGTCAACACTCTCCATCCCGCATCTCCTGGCTCCCAGTACCCTGTCAATACAGGTTCCAGTCCACCTCCTCCTCGCGGGACCGCACCCAGTGGAGGAACTGCGACATGGCGTCCACCTGATCCTTGTACCGCGAGCGCGGGAAGGTCTCGACCTCCTCCTCGAACTCCGGGAGCCAGTCGGCCTCCTCGGGTAGACACACGTTTCCCGCCTCGATCGCCGGGGTCTCTATGTCCATCCGGGTGACCTTGTCCCTGTCGGGTCTCACGCCGAACACGGACAGGCTGGTCCTCTCGCGGAGGTACTGTATCAGCGCCGTCCCGGACGCCTGGTCCTCGATCAGAACTACCGACGGGTGCCACTTCCGGGCGTGGCTCCTGGCCGTCCGCTCCAGCGTCGGGATGTTCATCCGGCGGCGCAGCACGTGCAGCAGGTAGGACGCGGTCCTCGTGACGGCCCAGGTCTCGCAGACGGAGTAGGCATTCTGCTGCCCACCCTTGTCGGCGGTGTCCCACGACTGGACGACCTGGAGGACCCTCTTCTTGCCCGGTGGGGCACGGTACCGCCCGAACCAGCTCAGCTGCACCAGGCCTCCGCCGCGCGGCGCGGGACGCATCTGGAGCTGGGCGGCAGCACCATAGGATCTCAGCTCGGTCTTGAGCTGGTCCACGTCCTCCCGGTCGTAGCGCCGAGGCCAGAGCAGCTCGTCCTCCTCCCGCCTGGGGTCCCAGGAGTAGTCCCCGCCGTTCCCCACCAACCGCCTCCGCTCCTTCTTCCTCTCGGCGCGAGGACGCACGCAGGTTCGGCAGCTCCGGTCGGGCTCGAACTCCATCGGCAGCATCAGCTCGACGTAGTTCCCCTCGCTGATGAGATAACCCGCCAGGTCGTCGGAGTGGAGCCGCTGCATTATCACCACGAAGGCCGACGTCTTGGGGTCGTTGACGCGGGTGGACATCGCCTCGCTCCACCAGGTCAGCACACCCTGCCGCTTGGTCTCCGACTCGGCCTCCCGCACCGAGTGGGGGTCGTCGGCCACGACCACGTCGCCGCGCTCGCCGGTCGACACTCCGTCGGTCGAGGTGGCGAGTCGGTGGCCCATGTGGTCGTTCTGGTAGAAGGTCAGGGTGTCGCGGTCGTCCACCATCCGGAACTCGCTGCCCCAGCGGCGCTGGTACCAGGGGGACCGGATGACTCGGCGGCACCTTATACTGTCCCTCGTCGATAGGTGCTGGACATACGAGGAGAACATCCACCGCTTCCACGGCTCGCCCAGCGGACCCCACACCCAGGCGGGCCAGAAGACCGCCACGGTGAGGCTCTTCATGGAGCCGGGTGGCACGAGTATCAGCAGGCGGTTGATCTCGCCGCGAGTGACTGCCTCCAGGTGCTCGCAGATGGCCCCTATGTGCCAGTTGTCCTGGAACTCGCGGCTGGGCTCGACGATGGGCCAGGCCTGGCGGGAGAACTCCCTCAGGCTACGCTTGGCCTGCTCCCGCCGGATCTCGTCCATTACCTCGGACGGATCCGGTCGGGGAGTCGTCAGGTCGTAGCTCGGCGGGTGGCTCAATCTCTGCCTTTGCGTGAAGTCTCTCAAGGTCCGCAAGCTCCTTGTCGGTGAGTCGGGACAGGTCGATGTGACGCTCGGGGTACAGCGGCTGCCCGTCGGCGCCAGTAACCTCCTGGCGTCCCACGTAGCCACGACCCCGGCCCTTGTGCTTGAGGTAGAAGCAGACGGCGCGGAGATGATCCCTGCGCCCGTCGGCGCGCATCGCCGCGATGAGCTTGCTCTCGGCGAGGTCGAGAGTCTCGCTCTCGATGCTCACCATGACCTCCTGCAGCTCGGGGTACTGGTCGATGTACCTCTTTATCATGTCGCTCTTGTTCAGGTGGCCCAGGCCAGTTGCGTTCTTCAGAAGGTTCGCGGCCTGCGTCATTATGCCACCGGTCGCACGAAGGGCGTCGGCAACCTGCCTGACCGTATAGAAATCCTTCTTCCGGTACGTGTTCTGGCGGTGAGTAGCGAGACCATCGTCGCGACCGGCGCTGTTGCCCACCCGCCTCCTCGCGCTCAGACGTCTGCGCTTGATTCTCTTTCTCATGTCACTATGCTCGCTGTAGCTTGTCTGGGCCGGGCCGGAGATCTTCAAGGCCGGGCCAGAAACTTTGGTGGGGATGCAGGGGAGCCCACTAGTACACTACGACCCGACAAAACGGCGCTAGGAACCTCTCGGAACCTGCCGGACCCTGCCGAGCCTCGCGGAACCTGCTGCCTGCCTACTGCCTACCCGGATTTCATCCTACTTCCGGGTCGTCTGTAACTCCCTGATACCACTGGGTTTTCCCCGAGCAGGGCTGCGAACCCGACATGCTCAACCTGTCTGCCCCGACACGCTGTCCCCAGCCTGCGGCATGCTCAAGCAAAACCCCGACAGCACCTATGCCATCGGGGTATACAAACCCAGTATATAGGATGTCCCTTATAAACCGAACCAAACCAGAAGTAAAGACCTGATTTCAAACGACAACTGCCAGAGCATCCAGACCCTGGCGAAGAAGATCCAGATCAGTGAGGGCATCTCGCTCCAGTGTCCCTACTACAGCCTCCCTTACCCCGGCCGGACAGTCGCTCAGTATGTCGTACATCTGGTCGTAGTCCCTTCGTGCCTTCCCCATCCGACGCTGTGCCTCCTCGCTCAGGTCCTCTCCCGATGTTCTAGTACCTGCCGACGCTGTATCGACTGCGCTGACGTGACCGTGCTTGACCAGCATCCTCCGGTACCTCCTAGTCACCCAGTCGAGACGCTGAGCGGCTGCGTACTGGTACATGTTGATCGCCCCAATGAGGTAGAGCCGTCCGAAGTGCCAGCCTGCCTCGTCTCTTGCCGCTAACCCTAACGCAACATCCCCCGGATAGACCCGGATGACCTCCGCCAGGGCATCGGCTCTACGTCTCAGCATGTACTTGCTGGGGCCCAGTCCGCCAGGCTCCCCAGTCCGAGCAGCTCGCGCCCGAGGAAGTCTCCCACTGCTTGTACGTTTGGAGGACTTTCGTGCTCTCTTCCTGTGCTTCTTCACAATCCCCTCCTACTCTTCCTCACAACTCCTCCCACTGAACCACACTGAACCACACGCAGCTCAGCTACACTACACAGTCCACCCACACCTGATACTCCACCACAGCAGGACGTACAGCCCGACCACGTGGACGACCGCCAATGCTATCCACCCCCACACCATAACTACTTACTTGCTCTCTTCCTGTGCTTCTTCACAATCCCCTCCTACTCCTACTCTGAAACTCCTCCTCTGACACCTAGCTTGCTCTCTTCCTATGCTTCTTCATTTTACACGCTTGGAGGACTCTCTACCCCTCCTCCTGTGCTTCCTCACAACTCCTCCTCTGCCACCTCCCCACAACCCATCAACCCACTCAGCGAACCACCCTCAGCTTCCAGTCCGAACTCAACTCCCTCTCCAGGATCCTGTGCCGTCGGTGGGGATAGTAACGTCTAGAGTGCTCATCCTCATCCTATGCTTCTTCACAACTCACCACACTTACCCCTCCCGAACTGACGCACTGCACTCCTGCCAACCCTCCTCCGACTCTTCTTCCTATGCTTCTTCCGCAACCCCTCCTGCTCACTCCTCGAGCTCCACCTCCACTATCATCCTGTCCGAGTGAGCACCGAGATGATTGGATGCCTCATCCTCACCCAGCTTGACAATAGCTCTCCTCCTGGTCCTGTATGCACTGAGCACCCTGGGATACGTCTTTCCTCTCAGGTGAACAACGTATATTACCACATGCACTCTCATCTCTACCTCCTCTCCCTTCTCCTCCATCTACCCCAGACTACCCAGCAGACCCACTCGACTGCCCTCGCCAGCAGATCCACTAGCCTGGGAATACCCAGCTCGACAGCCACCACCATCGCGAGGCTCCTCCATGCCCTCCTCAGCTCCCCCCGAGTGCCTCCTCCGTGGTGGCAGGACGACCTCCCTCTCCCAGTCTCTGGTCTCTCATCCTCCTGTCCTCCTTCTCTCCTGTCCAACCAGTCCGGCGTCCTCACCCTCTCGGGGTTGGCCCGCCTCCACCTGTGCATCGCCAGCGCGACCTCCGTGGCTCCCCTGACCCTGTCGTCCGGTACCCCGGCCCTGGCGGCCAGCTGGGCCCAGTGGATCACCACGTCCTCGGCCAGCTCGTCCTGCGCCCTCAGCGTGAGGATCGGCTCGTCGTCGTCTGCCCTGTCGCGGCAGGGATCGTCGTGCTCAGTTGCCATGTCTAATCCTCTCCTTCTCTCCTACGAGTGGTGCCACCAGCGACCGATCCTGCCGACCACCGTGAGCAGCGCACCCAGTGGGAGGGCCAGCGCCACCACCACCATCGCCACCATGCCCCACGGCTCGCCCCACTGGTCCCCGAGGGTGAGTATCACCACTGTCGATCCCACGCCCCCGTACAGCAGCACATCCCCCACGAGGATCATCACCTTCCACTTCTTTCCCGTCAGCTCCACGGTCCGGACTCGGTCCCCGTGCCACTCCGCCGGATGATCATCCTTCTGCACCATCATAGTCGCCTCCTCAGGAGCTCCAGCGCCCTGTCATACCCTGATATACACTCCCGGTGGTGAACTGCGTCCCCCACGTGCTCCGCGCTGGGTACGTACTCTGTCCCACTCTCCAGGAATTCCACCCACTCGACGTGCGTCTTCCTACACTCCTCCAGGAAGCGCAGTACCGACTCCCTCTCGTCGTCTGCCACCTCGTCTCTCCCTCCGTAATTACCACGGAAACTTCCTACGAATGTGGACCGCAGCCCTGGCAAACGCGACGGCCGATGCCTCCTGATACAACAGACGCCGACGCACACGAAAGACGGCCCAGCCCCGGCGAGTCAGGAGACGCTCGGCCAGCTTGTTGAATACAAAGTCCTGGGCACAGTCTCTGCACCACTCCTCGGTGACCTCTACCCTGTCTCCGTAGAGCTTACGGAACCTCTCCCTCTCCCCCTCGTCAACGCCAGCCTGTTTCAGCATCTCTCCAGTAATCTCCACTGTGTTCATCTCTCTTCACCCACAGTCCGAGTAGCCGCAGCTGCCGCAGGTCGCGCAGCCCTCCCGGTGATACAGCGTCGGGTTCTGGCACCGGGGGCAGATCTCGCCTGCCGGCGGTGCCTCCTCTTCCTCAACCTTCATCTCCGCGTCCTCCGGGTCCTGGGGGGACACGGCCTCCCCCTCATCCAGCAGACCGATCTTGAGGAAGTGCTGTCGGACCACGGAACCGATCATAGCGACCAGACTCGGCACGTACTTCCCCCCTATCCAGTGGCCACCCATGCTACCAGAGTGCACCTGCTCCAACTCCTCCAGGAGGAAGGTAACGTCACCTCCCCGCCGGAAGATGGCCGAGATCGTCCTGGTCAGCGCCGTGATCCACTCGTGGTGCTTGACCGACTTGGAGTTGATGAAGATCTCGAAGGGACGACGCTCTCCCCTCTCGTCCACGTAGTCGTTCATGGTGACATAGAACGCCTGGTCGAGAGAAGGCCAGCGGACCTTGTAGGTGCAGCCGTCCAGCTCCGCCGGTCTGGAGGCAACCGGCTGGGCCTGGGGCTGGTCCTCCCCCTTCTCCTCGGGCACCGACATGACCGAGCCGCGCTCCGGGCTGGGCCTGTAGGTAGTGCATCCCTTGAGCCCCATGTCGTAGGCCATCCGGTACACGTCCTGGAAGTCCTCCAGGGTCATGTCCTCCGGGCAGTTGATGGTCTTGGAGATGGACGCGTCGATGTACTTCTGGCAGACCTCCTGCATGACTAGGTGGTCCTGGACCGACAGCTCCAGCGCTGTCACCATGTAGTCCGGCAGCGAGTCCCACGCCAGCAGCTCGCCAGACTCACCAAACTTCCTCTGGTACAGGCGATATCCGTAGTCCTCGACGTGCTCGAACTCCTCGAGCGTCCCGTCGGCCTGCACTATCTTGCGCTGGTACCACCACGCGAAGGTTGGCTCCAGTCCTGAGGAGACGTTGCCGTAGTAGATGGAGGTCGTGCCCGTCGGCGCGATAGTCAGCAGCACACCGTTGCGGATCCCGTGGTCGTGGATCCCCCCTCGTATGAGCGTAGGCAGCGGCAGGACGAACTTACCCTCCAGATACTTGTCGCGATTGAACAGTGGAAATGGACCTCGCTCCTTGGCAAGGTCGATCGACGTGAGGTACGCAGTGTCCCTGATAACGCGCATTATTTCCCCAGTTAGCAGGACGGCCTCCTCGCTACCGTATCGAGAGCACATCTGCTGAAGAAGGTTGCCGAGCCCGGTGATGCCGAGACCAACTCGCCGCTTGCTCAGTGCCTCCTTCCTCTGCTCCTCCGTCGGGTACTGCGTCACGTCCAGGACGTTGTCGAGGAAGCGAACGCCTATCTGAGTTGTGTCCCTGACTAGATCCCACTTTACCTCGGCCTGCTCGGTGAAAGGATGCTCTACCATCACCGCCAGGTTGACGGCCCCGAGGTTGCAGTCGCCATTGGCCGGGAGAGGCTGCTCGCCGCAGTTGGAGACTAGGATACCCTCGTTCTCACCACACACCACGAAGAACCTTCCCGTCTCGCTCACAGTACCACAGTAGACGTCCTCCGTAGCATCCAACTCTAGAACCGAGACTACCTTGTGATTACCACCAAGGCGATCCATGACCATAGCTTTGCTACATCCAACCTCGTTAGCAATTGCCTGATAACTTAGACCTTCAGCACGGAGAGACACTAGTTTCTCAGTCTCTATATCATGTCTATAGTTGCCATTCTTCCCTCCAGAGAAGTCCTCATAGTGGAAGTGGTTCCTCTCCGGAAACCTACGCATAGGGTTCTGATCACCCATCATCTTCATAGCGTTGTGTTCCGACGCAGGAAGTATCTCGATGTTGTCTGGTCTATTATTCTTCCTGTCCTCATCCTTGTGATGCCCATGCTCCCTTGGATAGTCAGGCCGACGACCATGCTGATACTCACAGGCAACATAGTGCTCCATGACAGTCTCGCAGGAGCCACGGAGAGCAATGTAGCCTTTCTGATTAGCCAACCCCCTGTAAACACTGCATATCCGCTGGCCAGCCACGAGACTTCCCGCCTGTATTCTACGCCCATCAACCAGGAAGAATATGTGCTCGGGTGTGCACCGCACCCGAGTGACACTCTTGTAACGCTTCCCATTACCTCTAAACGTGACCTCTACAAGATTAGCACGTCTGCGCGTCAAACGAGGGTTCTTCATCTCCCGATAAGCAAGATGTCCATCTTCTAACTGTGTCAGAACCAGGACCGACTTACGAGAACGAGCAAGCTCATCAAACCTCCGTGGGCCATATGCTGTCCAAACTTTGCTATCTCCCGTCAGGCAAGGATTGGTGCAGTGTATTGTCTCTGTATACCACAGGTTGTTCCACTGGTTAACGCGATCTATGAAGATCACGCCTGGCTCAGCATAATCATAGGTAGACTTAGTAATCAAATCCCAAAGATAGCGGGCCTCATATCGTTTATAAACATAGAAAGGAATATCATGGAAGTGATCACCGGGATCCACGACCTCCACGTGTTTCCCATCCGCGCGTGGCACCGAGAAGCCAAGATCCCACCCGAGATCATTCTCTACACAATACATAAAGGAATTGGTTACGAGGACAGAGACATTGAAGTTAGTGAGCCTCCCCTTCTCGTGTTTGGCCGTCACGAACTCCTCCAGGTCCGGGTGATCGCAGGAGAGTGTAGCCATCATGGCACCACGCCGCGACCCCGACGACATGATAGTGGCACACATGGAATTCCACATATCCATGAACGGCAGCGGACCGGAGGAGGCAGAGCCGGTCCTACGTACCACGGCACCCCTTGGTCTCAGCGTTGAGAAGTCCATTCCGATACCCCCACCCATCTGCTGCGTGTAGGCAGCCACGCTCAGCGCGTCCATTATCCCGGCGCTATGTCCGCCGTCCTCCTCCGTCGCCATGGAATCCTCGATCTCCGGGGCAACGAAGCAGTTGAGGAGTGTCACCCTCTTGTTCGTGCCAGCCCCCGCGTGGATACGACCCGCCGGGCACCACTCCCGGCGGTTCATGGAGTCCAGGGCACGCTGAGCATCCAGGCCATTTGGTCCATCCGAGTCATCATAGTACACGCCTAGCACTACCCGCTCGTTGCTCTCCTCGGGGCTCCCCTCAGTCGAGGAGCCGTCCGGCTGCTTCCAGCGGTACTTCTCGTCCCACACAAACCTAACTATGGGCTGATCGTAAACCTCCGACATCACTTATTTACCTTTATTCCACTGCACCCATAAATCACACAACAATCGCTTAGCCATATACCGACGCGCTCGATTGTGCAGATGACCCTTTGGCATATCGGGATACCGCGCTTCGTCCTTGCTCCGATACTCATCGTACACGACGCGATACGGACCAGGTACTTCACCTTTGGATTGGTGCATGAACAAACTATCTGAGATAGACCACAAGACTGCGTGTCTCGCTGGGTTGTAGCCATGTTCTTTTGCAGCAGCTCCTCTCACCTTCCGCTGGCGCGTTCCATCTGGCATCACTGCTACACCCATTCGCTTCCAGACACGCGACGTCGTCGCGTAATTGGATAGATCACCACACTCGCCAACGATCCCAAACAAGCCGAGTAAATTCAGACCGTAGACTGAACACCACCAGTCCGCCGCCGGAAGACGTGCCACAAGAAGGCAACCCTTTTTCTCAACCTCTTTTCGTGCACTGCGAACGGGACCAAGACCGACCAAGAAAAGCTTATTGACGACAAGGGCCTCAGCCAGTAGTGGGTGAGCACCCCGTTTTGACATCATCGCCTTGTAGAGCTTTGTCCCTTCCATCTTGTTGCCATCGCACAGTCGCCGACAACGGGCCTTGATCCTAAGAACACGCGATTTCTCTTCTTTGTGATAATCCTGACGCTCGCGCCACAACTCGATGACTTGGGCGATGAGGTCAGCAAGCAGCGCTTGGGTACCACAAGCCAAATGGCCAACCTCATCACCCATAGTGGCGTTGACATACCGAACATAGGTTTCAAAGGGTGCCTGGTCCACGCCACTATTTCTAGGAGTCATTCTCAGTTTCCTTCTGGATCTCTCGCAGCTTTGACTCGTTGTATACTTTGCCGACACGTTTGCGTGGCGGAAGCCTATTAAGCACGGCACCTAGAAAACCGCGCTTTGTGTGCCATATCGTCGGCAGATTCGGAGTAGAACCGTATGGCCTCAACAAGATCAGGCTTACGAGCATCGCACAACCGAATATTACCTGGGATCGGTAATGGAAACTCTAGCAGCTCCGCCTTGGCATGAGTTCTAAGCCGTCCACCTCTGCTAGTCTTGTCGAACTTCCGTCGTGTCCAGATTACGGAACGTACGCCACGATAAAACTCCCGAATAAGATAATGGCAACGTTCTTCAACAACAGGCTCCATGACAAGATGATAAAGATGTTCATCTGATTTGACAGCTTTTGCTAAAAGCAACGACGGCTCCCCACCTCTCGTTTTGGCATCTTTAATAGCACGCCTTATTGCTTGATCTACGACTTCATGTTTCATCAGTTATCTCCTATCCTCCTGTCTCAACCGATCCCGAACTCTCATCAAAATCCTGCCGAGATGGTTCTCACCCTTACCATTGCATACACCCCAAAAGTCGTCGCCCCACCAGTTACCCTCGACTAGCTCCTCGTCCTTCGTCCTGAGCAGCTTCACAGCGAGACGCCTATCTCCGGAGAACTTCAGCCAGACTAGATCCGCCATGATACCCAGCTTGATCCTCTCCCAGCTAGGTCGGAGTTCCAACCTCCTCCCAAACATCTTGGCCGCGCCCGGAGTCGGTGTATCACGGACAACGATACGGAGAGCCTCATCCAGCGTCTTAGCTGCCTGGAAGGCATGCTCGACAGTAGGATAGCAGACGCCCTCGTACTCAACAGGGGCACCGTAGAAATTCGACAGGAACCTATACCGTTCAGTAAAGCTGCTGATCATAGCTTCACCCACTAATACCTACGCTGAAACAACAGGACAGTCCACACCACCGAGACCAACGAAGTAGCAGCCATCGATAGCCAGAGATCCAGAGACCAGAAAACAAAAGCAAGCCCACCTAACAATACAGCCGTAGAGCCACAGGTCCAGCGGCTGGGCTTCTCCCGACCAAAGACCGACGGGAGCAGTGCCAGCGAGAAGCAGAACTGTATCACCAGCACTAGGTATTCCTGCCAAATCACGTCGACTTGTCGCGAATGCGCTCCAGAACATCCCACTGCTTCTCACTAACAGAGAGACTACGACCATACTTCTCAAACCTCTCGGTCATGTCGTTCACGAAGCTCTCCTCCCACTCGGTCAAGTCCTCCGTCGCCATCTGTGCCTTTGATAGGATCCAGTCCAGCCGCTTGGCCTCGCGCTGGTCCATCATATCCAGGCCCACCCAAGCATGATACTGACACCGTGCACCCACGCAACTACCATAGTGAGAAGACCAATGACCAGCAGCGCGGTTGCGATGACCGTCTTGTCAGCCAGCTCTATGTACCAGACGATGTGCTGACTTATCGGCGCTGCCACAAGGATGACCAAGAGTGCCCGGGATCCCATCCTGATCGACCACTCGTGAAACTCTTCGCTAGTCACCGACCTGCTCCTCGAGCTCTAATTTTATTCTCTTGACGTTCGCCTCTGACAGAGCCTCGAAGTCGGTCGCACCCTCACCCTTGACGGCACGATCATCCTTGACGAATAGCCAGAACGTGCCAAACTTGCCGTCTAAGTTATAGTCGTTGTGCGCCGCCACCATCCAGCCTGCCTGGCGCATGCTCCTAAGTAAGTTGTCGAACAAGCTCACGGTCGCACCTCAGAGCCCAGCAGGGTCGGCACCGACACCACCCACTGTCCCAACGAGACCGTCGAGTCCGCGACGGCGACGCGCTCTAATCCCTTCAAAGAAACGACTCTAATAGTAGCTATTGAGATATGCATGACGTAATTACCTCGAACATCTATTTATAGGTTGGGGACACCGGGCCACCATTCCCACTAGGGTGTTAGATCACCAGTACCAGCCGGGGCGTTAACATCTCTTCCGGCCACCGCTGTAGTGCTAATCCTACCTAGCCACACCTTGAAGCACTCGTCACCCCAGGCCAGTACCTCCCCACCCGGCCTGAGGAGCCGCTCGGCCTTTTGCCGGAAGGCCAGATACTCCTGGAGATACTGGGGAGCTATGTCCAGCCAGATGTCCCCGATCACGCAGTCGAACCTGGGACCCTCCACCAGGTCGAAGAAGTTGGACACCTCGATCTGGCCGTGCAGCACCCCGAAGACCCGGCGACACTCCTCTGGGACACCGGGACATATCTCCACGGTGAGCACGGAGTTCACGTCCAAGTTCTTCAACAGCTCCGCCTGAACCAGCCCCAAGCCGTACCCGGCCACCAGCACTTCCCCGTGGGCTCGGCTAGCGAGTGCTTCCATCACCAGGCGCTCACCGGGCAGATCCCACATCCAGCACTCCCCGTCCACCCACAGGAAGTGATAGCCACACTGCGTCAGTATCTTAGCCTCAGTCATCAGTCCCTCATCCCCTGTACTCCCACCATCTTAGTAACTAGCTCGGCAACTTTGCAGCGAGCCTCTACAGTCTCGGCCTGGGATCTCCTGAGTGCCATCACCAGGCCGAGCTCCTCGCCATCCCTTATCCGACACGCCACCCCGTCGTCCGGTCTCTCGCCAAAGTGATCGCTCGCCGCACCGAACGTAGTGAACCGCTCGCCGCAGTGGAAGCAGACCCAGCCATCCGGTGGCGCGGAGTAAGTATCTTCGGTCACCCACTGTCCTCCCCCGACGTGCCCGTCGCAGGACGACGGCGGTAGACCATGAAACACTGTCCCGTCTGGACCACGGCCACGTGTCGGTCAGTCTCGCCGCAGCTGAAGAGCCCCTTCCAAGGGATACCCAGCTTCCCGCAGGTTGGGCACGTCGACCTGTCCTTGTCGTAGTCGTAGTTCCCCTCCACACGCCTCAGAAACACGTGTCTCCCATCTATGCGACACTCCAGGATCCCACCAATCTCTCGGTATAGGCTCGCGTCCAACTCGTCCTTAGTGAAGACTATCTTCGGTGGAATGGGTTTCCAGCCCAAGACCATCACGTTGCTACCATACCGATCGTCGGCGCGCACGCACGCGACGCAGCGTGGCCCGTACCGTCCCGCCTCACTTATGTGTCTCGTCGCGTCCCGAAAGGGTCGCGGTCGAGCGACGCACACCATTCCCGTGACCGTCAGCACCTCCGACGGCTTCTCCACGGGAATGGTGTCTATCGAGTGCCAGTCATTTGACGGGTTGGGCATCTAGTTCACCATACCTCGTATGACACGATGTAGACCCTCCGTGTGTGCCATGGAGTGAGCGAGCAATCGCATGTCGAGCTGTTGACTGAAGGCCACAGTCTTCCGCATCTCCTCCTCGAACCGTCGACGCTCCACGACTGGCTCCCAGAAGAAGTTGAGAAGTCTGTCAATCAGCCTAACCATCCTTAACCTCCTCCCTATGCTTCCTCTCTCGCAGCTTCAGAAGGGGAACCCTCGAAGATCATGCACTCGGGGAATGGTTCCGACGGGTGCCGCTTGGCAGACATCGTTTTGAAAAGCAGCGTGTATCGCATGGAGCCGAACCGCTCACAGCTCGGTCCACCTGGCCCCACCACCAGAAATATGCAGCAGTCAGCACCACGGCCCGCACCACACTTGTGCAGGTCCGGAGTGGCATCGTACTCCCCAATCTCCTCGAGCTCGTCGGTCTGCGTCCTGAGTCCATACGTCGTTCCCCAGTACACGACCATCGTATCGTCCGGCGAGCAGCAGCAGCCCCAGGGGTCAGATATGACGACGCCCTCCTTGCTAGTCAGTTTATGTCTTACGAGTGTTCCTTGTTCCATCAGCCCATCCTACAATCTAACTCAGTAGCCATACTTCTATCTATATAATATATACAACTCAGCCTTCGGTAAAGACCCCATCTCTAGACCTCCGGACAGTAATCACGGACGAGAATAGAGAGGACTCGACGGCCTGGTGATCCGTGTAGAATATTCGTCGCTGGAGCCTGTCGGCGCGAGCTGGCAGGCACTCGCACAGGTCGCCAATCCCCTCCGGAGATAGACCCCGACTAGGCTCATCCAGTATCTCCAGGTCAGGCTCCACTCCCGCGTAACTGAGGAGCGTCTCCGACAGAGCCAGCGCACCGATCAGCCGAAGCCGCTGCCTCTCCCCACCGGAGAAAGCCTCCCACTTGACTCTGGTACTGTTCTCGGGCGACCTGATCTCCACGTTGAGACCGCGCTGCATCGACCCGGACTTCGTCTCCTTCTCCACGCTGTAGATAACCTCCCACCCGTCCAGCCCAAGCTCCGGGCACACCATGTTGGAGACCAGCGAGAGCTCGGAGAGCACCTCCTCCAGCGCGTACAGTCGGCACTCCTTGAAGCCCGAGATCCAGAACCCGGAGCGCTCGACCCGACGATTCACTACGCGGATCGACTTCTCCAGTTCCGCAGTGCGCTCGCGCTCCGCGTTGAACCTCT